AATTCAGCAAGAGGCCATCGACGGCAGCTCAACCACTCTCGGCAGCGCACTCGCGTTTGCAATCGCTCTGTAAGGAAACATCATGGCTACAAACACTTTCAAGAACTACGTAAGCGCAGGCGTCGGCACAGCCGGTGCTGATGTGTACACAGCCGGTGCAGGCGTGCAAGCAACCATCATTGGCATGTCTGTTGCCAACATCACAGCCAACAACGTCAACGCAGACATCAAGGTGACTGCCGGTGGCGTGGCGGTGTATTTGGTGAAGGGCGCATTGATTCCCGTGGGTGGTGCACTCATTCCAATCGGCGGCGACCAGAAGGTTGTCCTCGAGGCCGGTGACAAGATCACTGTTGTCTCCGATACGGCCAGCTCGGTTGACGTGCTGACATCCGTTCTCGAAATCTCTTAATAGGGGACGCTTATGTCTTGGATTGGAAAGAAACCCGCTGACCAAGTTACCTCTGGTCAGCAACTAGCTGACGGTACCGTATCTCTGTCAAAGCTACTCAATGGCATTTTTGCTGTTGGCGCGACTGGCCTTGCGAAATTCGCAGATGGCTTCTTCACGGCCGATGCCGCTGGACGAGCAAAGGTTGCAGATGGATTTGTCACACAGGCTAAGCTCGCTGCAAACGTAGTCGGAAACGGGCCTGCTTTCAGCGCTTACGCTAACGTGGGGACGTCGGTAAACAATAACGTGTTCACGAAGGTCGCCTTTCAAGTCGAAGACTTTGACACCAATTCCTTCTACAACAATACAGCTAGTGCCGTTGGCTCATGTCCAGCCTATGCGTTTCAGCCAACGATTGCAGGGTACTACCAAGTAAATTGGAGTGCAGGTTGCACATCGCAGGCGGAGAAGTATGCTGGCTTATTCAAGAACGGTGGTCTATACAGAGCCGGTTCTGACGCTATTGGATGGTGGTCGGCTGGCTCCGCGCTTGTTTATATGAACGGTACCACTGACTACTTGGAAGTGTACTTCTACCAGTTAACCGGCGGCGTTGCGACCACATACACTGCACAAGCTGCATTTTCTGCTTCACTTGTAAGGCTCCCATAATGACGCTCTATGAAAAAATCAAAGCACTTTATCCTGAATTGCAAAATGAAGATTTCAGGGAATTGATTCGTTTGCAAAACGACCTCGATGAGCGCGGCGATTACATCGCAGCCTGGAACCATCCAACGCTTGCACAGCCGACCGCAGAGCAGCTCGCAGCAGTGACACAATAACGTCACACCAAGGCGCGTAAGCCGCGCCAACATTGAACCTGCACCGGATGGCCCATCCGTTGCATCGACCCGCTTCGGCGGGTTTTGTTTTTTTGGAGTAACCCATGAGTTATATCGGCAACCCGCCTGTCGTACAGACGAACCGCCTCATCTATGAGGAAGTCGTCACTGTCGCTGGTAAGACAGACTTCTATCCGCCTGGTGGCTATACCGTGGGTGCGAACTTCCTTGACGTCGAGCTGAACGGCAACGACCTGGGCAGCGCAGACTTCACTGCAACAGACGGCGCATTGGTTCGTTTGGCTGTTGGCGCTGGCATTGGCGATCTGGTTCGCATCATCGCCTACGGCGTGTCGAGCTTGTCGAACGCAACTCCTGCGAACGGCTCGGTCACAACCGCAAAGATTGTTGATGCCAACGTCACCCAAGCCAAGCTGGCTGCAAACGTGGCTGGTAATGGCCCTGCGTTTAGCGCTTATTTAAATAGTTCGCAAAGTATTACTAACGCAACTTTTACTAAAGTGCAATGCAATGTTGAAGAATTTGATACAAATTCAAATTACGACAATTCCACAAATTATCGTTTTACACCTACGGTTGCAGGCTACTATCAAGTTGACGGTAGCGCTAGTTATGGGTCAGGTACGGCTGGTATTTGCATCACAACAATATACAAAAACGGAACAAGATTTAAAGACGGAATGGTTGTTGGCTATAACGCAAACGGCACATCCTCTACGGTATCGGCGCTAATATATTTTAACGGTTCAACCGATTATGTTGAACTGTATGGGTATCAGTCAGGTGGGACATCTACAACCTTTACAGGCACTGTAAGTGCAACATGGTTCCAAGCATCAATGGTAAGGGCAGCATGATGACAACACTCTACGAAAAAATCAAAGCAATTTACCCTGAACTGCAAGACGCAGACTTCATGGACACCATCCGCTTGCAAAACGACAGCGATGGTCGTGGTGACTACATTGCAGCCTGGAATCATCCAACGCTCGCACAACCAACCGCAGAGCAGCTCACCTCGGTGACACAGTAACGACACACCAACGCTGGAGCGCAAGCTCTGGCTGGTGAGTTAAACAGATTGGCGATCCGCTCCATGAGGGCGGATTTTTTTTGGAGTTCCCATGACAAAAGCAAGAGACCTTGCAAACATCGGGTCGATGGCCAGCGGTGGCATTTCGTTCCGCAACCGACTCATCAATGGCAACGCCATCATCGGGCAGCGCGGCGTAGTCAACGTCACCACGACTACCCCCGCCTACGGAACAGACCGCTTCCTGGCAGGTGTGGTGTCCGGTACCGGCATCAACGTCAACTTGTTTAAGTCGGCATTTGGCGGCTCCTCGAGTGGCCTGGCTCACTACATTACCGGCAGCATGACCAACGGCGTGCCGTACTGGTGTCAGCGCATGGAAGCGCAAAACGGCATTGACCTGAGTGGCAAGAACGTCACCGTCAGCGGCTTGCTGTACCAAGACACTGGCAGCACTCAACAGTTTGTGCCCCGCCTGAGCAAAGCCAACGCAGTGGACAACTTTGGGGGTGGCATCACGGCCATTCAAACGGGCAGTGCTATCTCTGTTCCATCTGGCGTGGTGGTTCCATTCAGCGCGGTGTTCACGCTCGGCTCGACCGATGCGGCCAACGGTTTGATGGTTGAGGTTTACTCCGCCAACCCGATTACTTGCACCAGCAAGAATTTCTGCATCACCGACTTGCAACTCGAAAAGGGCGCCATCATCGCGCCGACATTTGAGAATCGTTTTGTTGGTCTCGAGTTGGCTTTGTGTCAGCGGTATTACCAACGCTTGCATGTTTCTGCTCGTGGTTATTCCATGGGGGCTGCCTACGCCGTGACTTGCGCTGCATCGTGGGCGCCAATGCGAGCTCTCCCAACATGGAGTCGTGTAAGCGGACCGTCCGCACAGGCCAACGTGTATGCGCCAAATCCTTATGGTCAACTTATTGCAGATTCAGTTAATTCCGGCTACTACAACTTGAGTGCCGCAGGCACTGGAGATGTTTACGCTGTTTCCGTCTTATTTGAATCAACCGGAACGGAGCTTTGATGAGCAAGACTTATAAACTAGTGCAACACGCATCTGCAATCAGTGAAGTGGTTAATGGTATTGCAGTAAATAGCATCCCATTCGACCCCGCCAACACAGACTACCAAGCCTATTTGAGATGGCTTGCTGAAGGCAACACACCAGAACCAGCCGATACACCAGAAAGCGCCTGATGACCGAGAGTGGCATGTACCAACAAATCTTCAACATCGTTGTTGTGGTCGCTGGCTTTCTCGCTGTGTATGTCATCAACACCATCACGCAGCGCATTCAAAAGCTAGAAGACAAAATCGACCAGCTCCCAAGGCTGTACGTGTCGAAAGATGATTTCGCTCCTGAGAACTTTGTTCGCAAGGATGACTACCGCGAGGATGTCCGTGAAATCAAGTCGATGCTCCACCAAATCTTTGATCGCCTGGACTCTAAAGCAGACAAGACGATGAGTTGACATGGATCCAATCAGCCTTCTCATGGCGGCACAAGCTGCCGTGGCAGCAGTCCGAAAGGGTTGCGAGCTTCTCTCCGAAGGCAAGGCTGAAATCCAGAAGTTCAAGAAGTCTGTTGAGGGTGGCGTCGCAGATGCGAAGGCCATCTTCAATGAGGTCTCTGGCTTCTGGTCATGGATACAAGGTCTGTTTGGCGTCAAGCCTGCAAAGCCAACGCCAGCTCCTCAAGCCGCACCCGTAGCGGATGGTGCCCTCATCAATGAGGCTACCAAACCAAAGAAGGTGAAGCGCGAGCCTGAGCCTGAGCAGACCTATGAAGAGTACAAGGCCAAGGCTGTTCACGACATCTTCGCCAACCTCAAAGTCCTCTTTGAAATCTTCCGAGAGCTAAGGGCGCACTGCCGAGTTCTCGAGGAACAGTCAAAGACAACAGACAAGGTTGCCGACAGCGCACTCGACCGAATTGAAATCGAGTGGCAGATGCAGGAGATGCAAGCCCAGGTCAGCCACGCAATGATCTACGGCACGCCTGAGAAGCTCGGCCTCGGAGACCTCTACCGACAGTTCCTCAAGATGTACGACCTCATTCTTGAGGAACAGGAAGTCGCACGCCTATTGGCTGCGAAGAAAGTACGTGACAAGAAGTGGCAACGAGAACTCCTACGCAACCATCGAATCGACAGGGCGGTGGCTTCGGCTCTAGTCCTGCTGGTGGTTCTGTGGATGTGGGGCTTTCTACTGTCACTCGGATGGCTCGTGAGGACACACACTGGTTTGTAGTCGGTGTCGTTGTTCTGTCGTTCGTCATCTTCCTCGCACTACCCATCTCAGCACTCATCTACATCGACCATCTGCGTATCCGCGCAGAGGTGCGACAGGAGATTCGTGAGCTTAAAAATCTGAAATCGCAACTAAGGAAAGACTTGCATGAAAGAGCTAATTCAACTGTGGATGACACGTCCAACTAATCGTTTGACCGAAGACGAAATCGAAGTCCGCACATGGTCGTTCGTGGTTCGCGCAATCACCGTCATGGTGTTGGGCATCGCCTTCGGCATCTTGTACTCCGTGGCTTTTGTACCGGAAGACTCGACCCTCGCGCCTATCGACGCCGTGTTCCTCGAAATCTTGAAAGCCATCGCCTTCATGGGCGTTGGTGCAATGGGTGCCATCTCCGGACGCAAAGGCGGTAGCACCGCTCCCAAAGACACAACTGGCGACAGCAATGGACAAGCTACTTGATTTGTTGAAGAGCGCAGCACCCGCGCTGGCCACCGTGGTGGCTGGCCCGTTGGGTGGCGCGGCCGTCAAGGCAATGGCTGACAAGCTCGGTGTGGCTGACACGGTTGAGGCTGTGGCCACCGCTGTGGCACGCGATCCCGAAGCTGCCGCCAAGCTGGCTGAGATTGACCTTGAGAAGCTCAAGCTCGAGAACGCCGACCGCGACAGCGCGCGCGCCGCGCACACCGCCATCGCCACCAGCGCGAACGCCCATATCCTTGAGAAGCTGACCCCACCCATTCTGGCGCTCGGCACCGTGGGCTTGGCCTTCTTTTTGATCGGCTTGCTCATCTTCGCGAACATCCCCGACTCGCAAGAAAACATCATCATCTACGCGCTCGGCTTCATCACCAGCGCGGCCACCCAAGTCCTTGGCTTCTACTTTGGCTCCAGCCAGGGCAGCAAGGACAAAACCGACGCAATGAAGGCGCTGCACAAATGAACCTCTCCGAACACTTCACCCTCGAAGAAGCCACTTACTCTGAGACTGCTGTCCGCATGGGAATCAGCAATCAGCCAAGCACGTTGCAGTTTGAGAACATGAAGCACGCTGCTGCTGGCATGGAACAGATTCGCGCTCTGTTGGGCAAGTCGATCCACGTGAACTCGTGGCTGCGCCTTCCCGACGTGAACGTCGCAGTGGGCGGATCGAAGGTTTCCTCACACATGGATGGTTGGGCCATCGACTTCACATGCGCTGGCTTTGGCGACCCCTTGGCTGTATGCAAGGCCATCGAAGCATCGGGCATCAAGTTCGACCAGATGATTCACGAGTACGCACGCTGGACTCACATCTCGTTTGCCCCTGAGATGCGCGGCCAGAAGCTCACCATCTTCCGTCCACAAAACAAATACGCGCAAGGCTTGCTGTCTGCCGACGAGTACGCACGACAATTCGCCACAGCTTAACTAGACAGGAACACAGATGGCCGGAATCAAACTGCAAGGCTTTGCTGGCTTCGTGCCACGCCAAAGCCCGTATCTGTTGCAGGAGAGCGAGGCCCAGAAGGCCATCAATACCAAGTTGTACAGCAACGAGGTTCGTTCGTGGCAGCGCCCAGGCATCCTTGACCCGCGCCGCCTCATCACCTCGTTTGTCCCGCTGACCATCTACCGCACGCTGAACAGCGCCGGTGACGACTTGTGGCTGACCTTCGCTGACGACGTGGACGTGGCCGCTGGCCCCATTTACGACAGCGGTAGCCCTCTGTACTACACCGGCTCTGGTGACGGCAAGCCCAAGAAGACCAATGCCGCGCTGGCTGAAACTGGCTCAGGCCCGTTTCCTGGCGACTATTTGCTCATGGGTGTACCCAACCCTGCCTCGGCCCCTACCGTGTCCGCCTCGGGCGGTTCTGGCACGTCTGAGAACCGTGTCTACCTCTACACCTACATCTCGATGTTCGGGACGATTGAGGAAGAGTCGGGGCCATCACCCGTGTCCAGCCAGGTCACGGTCAGCCCAGGAGGTACCGTGGTGGTCTCCGGCCTGCCGTCCGCCGCTCCGTTCGGCAAGTACAACATCACCAAGGTGCGCGTGTACCGCTCGGTGACTGGTACCTCGGCGACCTCATTCCTCAAGGTGGCAGACGTTTCGATTGGCACGACCAGCTACTCCGACAGCCTGAGTGCTGTGGCCTTGGGTGGTTCGCTGCCTTCAACCACATGGGCGCCTCCACCTGACGGCTTGCGCGGCTTGGTCAGCATGGCCAACGGCATCATGGCTGGCTTCGTTGGCAATCAGGTCTTCTTCTCGGAGCCTTTCCTGCCTCACGCATGGCCTCCTGAGTACGCGCTGGCGGTGGAATACCCCATCGTCGGCCTCGCTGCCTACGGCTCTTCGTTGGTGGTGGGCACCAAAGGCAACCCCTTCGTCATCACCGGCTCGAACCCTGCTGGCATGTCGCAGGAAAAGCTGCCCCTGTACGAACCCTGTGTCTCGAAGCGCTCCATCGCGAGCGACGAGCAGGGCGCCATGTACGCATCACCCAACGGCATCATCAAGATTGGCCCGAGCGTGGTGGACAACGTGACGCGCAACCTGTTCACTCGTGACGAGTGGGCCTTGTACAACCCATCCTCGATGGTGGGCGAGGTGCAGGATGGACGCTACTTCCTGTTCTACAAGACGGACAAGAAGAAGGGCGGTTTGATTCTTGACCGTAACCAAGCCGCATCGCCGCTGACAGAGACCAACCTGTACGCGACCGCTGCTCACACCGACCCTGTGAACGCCAAGCTCTTCGTCTGCGAAGACAGCGAAATCAAGGGGTGGGACAGCGACCCGTACAACGGCTTGCCCTACGAGTGGAAGTCGAAGGTCTTTGTGTTCCCCCGTCCGCTCAACCTCGGCGCTGGCCAGATTGATGCCGACTTCGAGAACTCGAACCCCATCGGCGACCAGGACAAGCTGAGTTTCATCGAGTACATCAAGGCCAAGAACAGAGCCATCTGGGCATCTGTTTCTGGTCTGTTGGGTCGAGTCAACGACACGCCCATTAACACCATGCTGCTCAACGGCTCGGTGCTAAACCCGATCCCATTGATTGATGAGCGCTTTGTCACGTTGACCATCTACGGCGACGGCGTGCTGCGAGCCACCATCTACGTGAAGAACCACCAGCCGTTCCGCCTGCCCTCTGGGTTTAAGTGCGACCGATGGGAATTTCAGGTCAACGGCAACGTGCCGCTGCGATTCATCAAGGTGGCCGAGACATCGAAAGAGCTGGCAACGATATGAAAAAGCCTGCAATTCCTGGCATCCAAGGCATCAGCGATACCGCTCTCCAGCGAATCCTGATGCCGATGAAAGAAAACATCGAGTTACTCACGGGAGTGCGGGGAGAAATAATCAAACCCCTGCCCACCGGCACGACAGATTTAGCGGTAATAGTTTCCAAGATTAACGAGATAATTGAGCGTATCAACGCTCATTAACTTTTCTGGAGAACACCGATGAAAAACTTCCTCAAGATTGCAGAGGGAATAGATGTAACGCCATTGAATGTGGCACTCGCTTTACATCCGGATTTGTGGAACGGCAACGATTTGCGAACCACCTACCCGAACTCTCCGCATGACGAGGCAGATGACATCTGGCTGCGATTCAATCCCATCGACACCTCGACCACGAACATTCAAATCATGGATGCGATTGAGTGCATTAACTATGCGCCATTCATCATCCTGCCCCAAGCACGACCACTCGTGTTTGGTTTGATGGCTCGTGTCGAAGGTGAGCGCCTCGGCCGATGCTTGATTACCAAGCTCAAGCCAGGTTCGCGAATCAGACCCCATTGCGATGAAGGCTCTCCTGCCACGTACTACGAGCGATTCCACATCGTCTTGAAGAGTGAGCCAGGCTGCGTGTTCCGCGCGGGTGATGAACAGGTGCAGATGAAGACCGGCGAAGTCTGGTGGTTCGACAACACCAAAGAGCATGAAGTTATCAACAACAGCGCAGAAGATCGCACTCACTTAATCGTTGACATTAAGGTGAGCAAATGACTGTTACCTACGCTGTTGAAAACTGGTTTGATGCGCTGAAAGAAATGGAAGCGCTGTGGCCCCTGCACTGGGATGAGGTGGCCATGAACAAAGACACCATCCCGCTCGACCCTGATTACGCAACCTATGCAGACATCGCCAACAAAGGCGCTCTGCATTTGGTCGTTGCGCGGTGCGAGGGAAAGATGATTGGTTATCACGTCAGCATCGTGAAGGGTCATCTGCATTATCGAAACAGTCTGTCCGCATTCACGGACATGTACTTCATTCATCCTGACCACCGTAAAGGAATGGTCGGGGTGAAACTCTTCAAAGAAGCCGAGAAGACTTTAAAAGCTCGCGGCGTGGAGAAGATGTTTACCGGCACCAAGCTGTCATTGGACATGGGTCGAATCTTCGAGCGCCTTGGTTGGCACGAGACAGAGCGGCTCTACACGAAATTTATCGGGGATTGAAATGCGAAAACTTCACAAGTCGTTCTTGGAGCGCGACCGCGACTTTGATGACGAGTTCCAGAACCGTCGCTTCTGCAACGTGGCTGCCGCTGCTGTCATGGTGGTGGGCACATACGTTGCCGCCGACCAAGCATCGAGCAGCGCGGAGAGCGCAGCCAACGCCCAAGCCCAAGGCATGAGCGCACAGGCCGCATCCACTGCCGAGGCGGCAAAAATTCAGCAGCAGACCGCTCGCGAATATCTGGACTTCCAAAAGCAGCAGTATGCCGACATGAAGCCCTTGGCTGAAGCCGTGTCCCAGGCGCAGCTCGACACCATGAAGCAGCAAAGCACCATCGCTGCATCGAACGAAGCTCGCGCTCAAGACTATGCCAACTACGAGAAGAACACCTTCCGTCCGTTGGAACAGAGTCTGGTCGATGACGCCAACAGCTACAACACAGACGCCAAGCAGGAAGAGCTGGCGCGTAAGGGTATGGCTGATGTCAGCCAAGCCTATGACGCACAGCGCAAGCAGGCTCTGGACACGTTGGCACGCTATGGCGTCAACCCCAACTCCAACCGATTTGCCGCGCTGAACATGCAGCTCGCCCAAGGCGAAGCCGCTGACAAGGCCGGTGCCGCAACCAATGCACGCACCAATGCCGAACAGCTTGGCTACGCACGCAAGATGGACGCTGCATCGCTCGGCCGTAACTTGGCCTCGAACTCGTCTACTGCTTACGGCATTGCTACATCGGCTGGCAACTCGAGTGTCAACTCCGGCTCTGCCGCTTTGAGTACCGCCGGTGCCCCAGGCGCTGCGCTCGGCTCGGCCTACGGTTCGTTCAGCAGCCAGATGGGCAACGCTGCGAACTCGTACTACGGCGCAGGCAACTTGTACGGTACCGGCTACAAGATCGCGGCTGGCCAACAGGCTGCGGCTGACTCGGCTCTGTCCGGCTTGACCAACATGGGCGTGCGTGCAGCCATCGGATACGGCGTGACCGGCACCGGTGCTGGCGCTGCCAACGGCGCGATGGGTGCCAAGGTGTTTGCGGACGGCGGCAAGGTTCATCGCGGTGGTGGCGCAGTGCGCGGCCCAGGTGGCCCCGTGGATGACGTCATCGACGCCAAGCTGTCGAACGGCGAGTACGTCCTGCCAGCCGACACCGTGCGTGCCATCGGCGTCAACAAGCTCAACAAGGTGGTGGCCAAGACCCACACGCCAGCAGCAGTACAGCGCCGCAGCGCTTTGAAGGGAGCATAAGAATGAGCGTGATTTCAGCAATCGCCACCGGCATGGCGCAAGGCGTCAAAGACTATGGCGACAACACACGCCGCATGGAAGCGGACGAGCGCGACAAGCAGCGCTTCGAGTGGGAGAAGGGCGACCAAGAAGAGAAGACTCGCATTCGTGACGAGCTGAAAGCCGTGGGCGAGAAGACTGCTCAGTGGCGTTCGCAATTCGCGAATGGCAAATTGCCAGGCGCCGAGATTAACGACGAAGCCAAACAGACTGGTGAACTGGCCGATGCCAGCTACGACCGCGCAGAGAACGCCAAGTTCGCACGCCAGCAAGCCATCTCCACTGGTCAGCCTGATCCTCAAGCCCAAGCGCCAGCACCTCAGCTTGCCCCAACGCAGGCCATTGGCACGCCTGGCCAACCCGCTGCACCCGCTGCACCCGCTGCGCCAGCTCCTGAGCAGAAGTCTCTGTCGATGACTCAACGCCAGATGGACATCTTCAAGTCAAACGGCGAAGGCTTGTACAAGAACCAGAAGCAGGCCAATGACCTGTACTGGGACGGCCTCAAGAACATCTACGGCGAGTTTTACGAGAAGACTGGCCAGCTCGACAAGCGCATGGAACTCGACAAGAAGATTGACGAGTGGAAGAACAGCGCGGTAGACGAGCTGCGTAAAGCCGCCTCTGCCGCTGTGGTCAGTGGCGACCCTGGCGCGATGGACATGGTGAGCAAGTTTGCCCAGAAGGCCGGTCTCGGCTTGAACTACAAGGGCGGCACCTACGACGAACAGACTCACGTCTGGAAAGGTGTGACTGTTACCGGCCCAGATGGCAAGCCCACCACCAAAGACATCCCTGCCAACAACATCTTTGCCGCACTCGGCACCCTCAGCCCAGAACGTCTGGTACAGATGGACGTCGAGAACAACTTCAAAGGCCGAGAGCTTGGCGCCAAGGAGAAGACGGCCGATGCGCAGATGCTGCACTCCAAGGCATACGCCGCAAGTGCCGCAGACAACGCTGCGACCAACAAGACCACACGCGCTGCCAACGCCGCCATCACTGAGCGTGCCCAACAGCTCAAGGAAGACGAGAGCGCTGGCAAGATGTTCAACAGCTCGTTCGGCGTCAAGGACTTCGAGGTCAAGCCGAAGGATGAGATTGCGGCAATGATGCCCCGTGAGCGTGAAGACTATGCCAAGGCCCGTGCCGAGCATGAAAAACGCCGCGAGGTGTCGAGCTACGCGCAGTCGCTGTACTCGCTCAATGAACGCAAAGTGCCACCGGCAGCAATCGTTTCCGCGATGCCTGTCCTGCAACGTCGATTTGCAGAAGGCAAGGGCGCTGATGGAATTGACCAAGCATCTGGTCTGCCATACGTGACAATCAACGGTAAGAAGATTTTGCTGCCGAAGGACTAAGAAATGGATGATCTGCGACTGGGGCGCCCCGCCCCTTTGCTTCGTACTCAGGAAGACGACTCGGACGGGTTGTTCTTGGATAGCAAGACGGCGCTCCGCCAGGATGTGCTTGGCCTCAAGGAGAAGACTGACCCTCAGTTGTCTCGCAAGGTTGAGCCGCTACCTGACAACACGCAAGCCGCAGCTCCAGTTCCAGCTCCTATCTCATTTGCATTCCCCGCTTCGCTGGCAGGTGCGCCGATCAAGCCTGTGTCGCAACCCAAACAGACTGCAACAGATTCTCCAAGCATCTCGTTCGCAGTGCCAGGCTCATGGAGTGAGCCTGCCCAGACTGAGACCCAGAAACCCGCTGAACCAGCGTCGGGGCCAACAGCTCGCGGCTTGAAGGCTGGCGGCATTGACTCGGCCAAAGAGATGGCGGTCGGTGGTGCAGCCTTGTTGGCTGACACTGTTGGCGCCAAGGAAACCTCGGGCAAGTTGTATGACTCTTACAAGGGCATCAAAGAGGAGTCCCAGAAGGATGCGCAGGACTATGAGTCGTTCAGCAATGTCATGGACGGCAAGGCGTCGTTCGGTGACTTCTTCAAATACTGGGGCGGCTATGCTGTTGGCCAAGCTGCGCAGACACTGGTTGCGGCCGGTGCTGGCGCTGCTGTTGGTTCTGTCCTGCCTGGCGCCGGTACCGTTGCAGGCGCTGTCGAAGGCACGTTTGCGCGCGGCGCAGCACAGACCGGCATCAAGAAACTGATCGCTGCCAAGCTCGAGGGTGAGGTCGCCAAGAACATCGCTGTCAACGCAGGCAAGGGCATGGCCGCTGCCGAAGCGGAGAAGCTCGCCTATACCCAAGCAGCGCAGTCGGTTATGAAGGGCGTCGGCGCAGCCGCTGCCGTGTCTGGCCAGAACCTCGCAATGGAAGGCGCGTCCATCTACGGCGACGCCAAGGATGCCGCCAAAGGTGGTGACGTTGATCTGGGCCGAGTGTGGACGGGTGCCGTCCTTGCCGCTGCAACAGACACGGTATCTGATCTGTTTGCCGTGAAGGGTTTAACGAAAGCCCTCGGCGGCAACGGCCTGGTGCGCAACCTGGCTGTTGAATCATTCAAGGGTGGCTTGCGTGAGTCCACCACCGAAGCTGTGCAAACCGGCTTTGAGCGCTTTGGCGCCGGTAAAGACCTGGCCACATCCGAAGCCATCCGCGACTACATCGACTCGGCTGCTGCCGGTGCGGTGGGTGGCGTGCTGTTCGGTGCAGGTAAGGGCGCCTTCGGCAAGAAGGGTGGCGAGGGCGAAGACCAGAAGATGACCATCGAGCAAGCTCGTTCGATGTTTGAGCAGAAGCTATCCACTGAGGACGGCCGCGCCGAAGTCTTCGCTGCATTCCAAGACGACCCCAAGGTAGCTGCCGCCCTGCGTGCCGCTGGCATTGAGTCGTCTGATGACCCACGCTTCGACGCTGTGGTGACGCAAGCCATGCGCGTAAAAGAGATGCTCAGTGGTGTCGAGCCTGTCACCCCAGAGGAGCAGGCCAAGCGCACCAAAGAGCGTGGCGAGGATGTGCGTGCTGCCTATGGCGACACGGCATCGACCGGCATCGGCAGCAATACTGGCGCAACAGACCCAGTGATTCGCCGCGACAGCGTGACCCCCAACGAGGAAACCAAAACCCTCGAAGGTGAGGCTCAACCTGTCGTTCTGCCTGAGACCACAAACCAAGCCGGTACCGTGGCCATGTCACCAGAAGACCTGGTGGCTCGCAAGGAAGGCTACGACGTCATGCCTACGTTCCAGGTTGGCCAACAGACCGTGGGCAACAAGTTTGTGAGCATGGCCCAAGCCGAGACCTTTTTGCTCGGCCCCAAGAACAAGGAAACTGGTCAACGAGAGGGTGGTTACGCAAGCTCTGTTGATGACATGGAGTTCCAGATTCGCCAAGGCAAGAGAGCCAAGGCTGCTGGCGGTGGCATGTTCTATTTCATCGAGGGCCGCAAGAAACCTGAGACCCCATCCGCTGTCGAGCAGATCGACGAGGCTGCGCACCAAGCTGCGACCAGTCCGCTCAATGACACGCCACAACCCACTGAGGCCCAGAAGAAGTCTGGCGTCTACAAGAAGGGGCACCTCCCACCGAAGTTTGTGGGCGGCTTGCGTATCGCCATCGAGAACCCTGCTGGCTCCGAGCGCAGCGGTAAGTCTCCTGACGGTACCGAGTGGAAGAACACGATGGCCAACCACTATGGCTACATCAAGGGCACTGTCGGCAAAGACAAAGACCACGTTGACGTCTTCATCGGCGGCAACCCTGGCAGCAAGAAGGTGTTCGTCGTTGACCAAGTAAACAAAGACGGCAGCTTCGACGAACACAAGGCGCTTGTCGGTTTCAACACCGAGGCCGAGGCACGCAAGGCGTACTTGGCCAACTACACCCCAGGCTGGACTGGCTTGGGCGCCATCAGCGAAATGCCTATGGCGGCATTCAAGTCATGGGTGAAGGATGGCGTGAAGGGCAAACCCCTCGCGCTCGAGCAGAAGCCAGCAGCCGCTCCGGTAGCAGCGCAGCCAGCTCCGGTAGCAGCGCCACAAGCTCCGGTAGTAAAGGCCGAGGAAACCAAGGCTGAACCAAAGGCCGAGCCTGTCGTGTCGAAAGCCGAGCCTGAAAACGACACGTCTGCAAAACATGTCGATGAAACTCCCAAAGTCGAACAGACCAAGGAAGAAAAGAAACGCTCTGCTGGTGATCGCCTGCGTTCAGCTCTGGCCAAGGACAACCCATTCAAGGCGTTCCTCGGCCGTTACGGCATCAAGCTCGATGTCGTGCTGGAGTTTGCCCCTGGCATCAAAGAGCGCCGCGCATTCATGGCGTCTGGCTACGGCCCTGTGTTCCGCAAGACCGGACTGTCGCTGGATGACTTGCAGACCTACGCTGCCGAGCGTGGCTTCTTGCCCAAGGACGCCATCGGTGGCCAAGACGAAATCTATGCACTCATCCAACGCGCCATGCGCGGTGAGAAGATTGCACCCCTGTACGGCGACGACGCTGATGACATCCTTGCACAGCGCATGGAGGAGCAGCGCCAGCGCGAGCAGGAAGATGCAGAAGACCAAGCCTTCTTAGACGAAGGTGACGATGGCTACGAGGCGGCAGAGCGCGAAGCCATGCAATACGTGGGCGAGCTGGACGATGCCAGCTTGTTCGACATTGACGATGCAATCGCCATTGGTGGCGAGAGCAATACTGACCTGCGTTCAGCTATGCTGGCGCTTGGATTCACTGAGGAAGAAATCAATGATGAAGTCGCTCGACAAGCTAAGGAAGCAAAATCTGTTGAAGGGGATGGTGGCACTGAGCAAGCTCGCACCGAAAGCCCGAGCCAGAATAGTGAAGAACGAACTGGCGAAGCGCCAACTGAGCAGCGCTCAGAACCCGAACCAGAAGTAAAGAAGGCCAGCCCGAAGGTTGACCCTGTAAAGCTCAAGAAGGCTATTGAGCGCATCGACAAGGCGTACAACGACAACGCCTTGGATATGGAGGACGAGATTCGCCTGAAAGAGATGGCGGAATCTGGTGACTTCATCGGTGCCATGCGCGAGCTGAACGAAATTGCGCAGCTCAACAAAGGCTACAAGGCTCACTACCGTGTGACCACGGTTGGCGACACCGGCATGAACAAGGCCGATGTCAAGAAGGTCTTGGCCAAGATGACTGGCGAGTGGGCAAACATGCCCAACGTGGTTGTTCTCGAGACAGAGGATGACCTGCCGATCAAAACGCTAACTCGCATCAAACGCGCCGGTATGGCCAACAAGGTGCCAGGCATCTACCTCAATGGCAAGGTGTACTTGGTTGCTGGCAACATCCACAACGCCAACGACGCCATCCTGACCATCGCTCACGAAATCGCAGGCCACTTCGGCTTGCGCTCGATCCTGGGCGAGAAGCACGCAGAGACCATGCGTGGTCTGTTCAACGGCAACAAGACTGTTCGCCAGCGTGCAGAAGCCATGATGGTCAAAGAAGGTCTCGCACTCGAGGAGGCCACCGAGGAAGTCTTGGCCGACATGGCGGAGAAGGGCGACAAGCTCGATGCCGATGCCAAGTCTGCACTGCGCACGATCTACGCCGCCATCCGCAAATGGCTGCGTGAGACATTCAACATTGCCTACGCCAGCAACAACGAGATTAACCAGCTCGTTCGCAACGCACGCAAGTTCGTTGTCGATGGCGAAGGTGAAGAAGGTAAGGGCGGTACAAAGGCCGCTGACGCATCCATGCTGGAAGGCCAGATGCGTGGCAAGGCTCCGACCTTCTACTCAGCGCTTGAGCGTGCCACACGCGCTGCCAAGCAGGAATCCGCACAGGCGAAGGACTGGGTTGCCATCATCGGCAAGCTCCCTGGCGTGCGCGAAGAGGAAATCAAATGGACTGGCGTGAACGACTGGCTGGCCATGCAAACCGGCAAGGTCACGAAGCAACAGGTTCTGGACTTCATTGCTGGCAACAAGCTGCACCTGAACGACGTCATTCTCAGTGGCGCCGGTAAGCGCCTGAGCGACGAAGACATCCGCTCAATGTACGCCGACCAGACTGGCACGCTCGAGGAAGACATCGACCTGACCCGCGAGGAGATGATTGATGAGCTGTCGCTCGACCCTCGTCTGTTGCAGGGCACCAAGCACCGCCAGTACACATTGGCCGGTGGCAAGAACTACGTCGAACTCATCGTCACCGAACCGTCCGGCCGCACCAAGCCGTACAAAGACTTTGACGAGATCCACTTCGGCCCAGAGTCAGGTGGCAAGCACCTCGGTTGGGTTCGCATGAACCAGCGCAAGGATATGGACGGCAACGACGTTCTGTTCCTTGAAGAGATTCAAAGCCAGCGTGGCCAAGACGGTCGCGAGCTTGGCTTCGGCAACGAAGAGGGCAAGGTGCCCGACGCGCCGATGATGAAAGACACGAAGGCATGGACTGCGCTTCTGTTGAAGCGTGCGATTGCCTACGCCCAAGAGCAGGGTATCAACCGCATCGCATGGACTACCGGCGAGCAACAGGTTGACCGCTACAAACTGTCGAACTCTGTTGACAAGCTGACCATCAAACAAAACGATGACGGCACGTTCGACGTGGTGGGCAACAAGGCTGGTGCCAGCGTCATCAACCAGAAGGGTGTCGGCCAGAAAGAACTGTCGGCTACGGTCGGCAAGGACTTGGCCAACAAAGCCATCAACGATGGCGGCACGCTCGAGCTGGTCGGCGAAGAGATGGACATTGGTGGCGATGGCGTGGCCAGCTACTACAACCAGACCGTACCGTCTGTGGTAAAGGATTTGATTGGCAAGAAAGAGATGGGCGGCAAGGTTGAGGTGATGAACATCGAAGGCACTGGGCAACAGCTCGGCTTCGTCATTCCCGAGAAGCTGCAACAGATCGTGGCTGAGGATGGCTTGCCCATGTTCCGTCGCCACGACTACGAGGCTCAGTACGACGACCTCTCACCCAAGGCACGCGCCATTGCGTTGGCCAAGGGTCACTACTCGCCTCCATCAATCCAAGAGCGCCTTGAGGCATTGAAGCCTCGCTTCTGGCTGCGCGTGGTGCAGGGCACCTTCGATAAGTTCCGCTCTGTGCGCGACCTGGACATGAAGGCGTACATGAAGCTGCGCATGTCGAACGGCCCACAAGACGGCGCTGTCTCCGCGCTGCTGCACTACGGCCAGGTGTTCAACGACGATGGCGCTCTCAACATCAAGAAGGGCACCAAGGGTCTGCTCGAAGTCTTGCAACCGCTCGGCATCGAGGTTGACCGCTTCCTGCTGTGGATTGCTGCCAACCGCGCAGGCGAGTTGAAGAAGTCTGACCGCGAACACTTCTTCAAGGACGACGAGATTGCTGAGTTGAAGAAGCTCAACCTGGGCACGACCAAAGATGGCAAGTCGCGCGCGGCGCTGTACGTCAACACCCTGCAACAGATGAACGAGCTGAACCGCTCTGTTCTCGACATCGCTCGCACCAACGGTCTCATTGACGAGGCAGCGTACAAGCGCTTCTCGTCTGACATTTGGTACGTGCCGTTCTACCGCAACATGGATGACGACCGCAGCCTGTCGGGTGCCCAGACATCCACTGCTGCCGTTGGCCAGTACCTGTCGAAGAAGCTCAAAGGCTCCGAGCGTCCGCTCAACGACCTGATGGAAAACGTGCTGATGAACTGGTCGCACATTTTGTCTGCGTCGATGAAAAACGAAGCTGCGAATGAAACGCTCAACTCTGCCATGCAGATGGGCGGCATTGTGACCAAACTCAAAGTCGCCGAGAAGGATTCTGTCAAGACGATGGTCGATGGCAAAGAGCAACACTGGCGCATTGACGACGAGTTCCTGTTGGCCTCGCTGGATGCGGTGGCCAGCGTGCCTAGCTACGGCTTCTGGACGAACACGGCTCGCGAGTTCAAGACCACGCTGACTCGCTTCATCTCCCTCAGCCCCACGTTCAAGATCAACAACTTGATCCGCGACTCTGTTCAGTCCATCGGCATCTCCGAGCTGAATAAGAACCCCATCGCCAACGTCATCGAAGGATGGCGTGCGTACAAAGATGACCGCGCCTCAGCTCTGGCTGGCGGCGGCATCTTTGCAATGGGCAACGCCTTTGACGGTGATGCTGCCTCCAATGTGAAGCACCTCATCCGCAAGGGCGTTCCCAACAAGGACATCCTCACCACCGAGACCAAGGTGAAGGAAGCCTTCAAGGGTGTGTGGGACAAATACGACGAAATCAGTGACGCGATGGAAAACTCCAACCGCCTCGCTTTGTACAACCAGCTCCGTGCGAACGGTGCCACCCACCTCGAGGCCGCATACGCTGCCCGTGACTTGCAGGACTTCTCGCTGCAAGGTGGCTTTGTTGCAGTGCGGTATCTGTCCCAAATCCTGCCGTACTTCAATGCTCGCTTGCAGGGCCTGTACAAGCTCGGCCGCGACGGCTTAGACCCAGTGGTTCAGTCTCTCAGCGGAAATGCAACAGAGTCCGAGCGCCAGAAAGCCGCGAAGTTCTCTGCTGTGTTGGGCGCCATCACGATGTTCGGCATCGTGCTGTACCTCAGCCAGAAGGATGACGACGACTACAAGGCGCTGGAGGATTGGGAACGTGACGCGTTCTTCTGGTTCAAGGTGCCTGGCACCAAGACCGGCCTGCGCATCCCCAAGCCATTCGAGATGGGCGCCTTCGAGACCATCGTCGAGCGCTTTACCGAGCAGCTCGTGGACAAGAACGTGGAAGGCAAGGTGTTCGGTCGCCGTCTGTTGGCGGTGTTCGCTGACAACCTGGCCATCAACCCTGTGCCCCAGATTGTTCGCCCCGTGTACGACATCGCTCGCAACAAGGATGGCTTCACCAGCCGACCAATCGAGTCGATGGGCATGGAGCGTCTGTCTGTTGGCAACCGAGTCAACCAGGGCACGTCTGCCGTGGCGGTGGGTCTGGGCAAGATCAACGGCATGTTTGCCGAGATGGCCTCTGCCGTCACCGGCGGGGCGATCAACGCCGACAACATGCAGCTCTCGCCCATCCAGTACGACTACCTCATTCGGGGGTATTTGGGTTGGGTCGGTACCGCCATGCAGGCGACATCGAACATGGCGGTTGCTCCGCTCAAGCCAGGTGAGTCATCGCGCTTTGAGCGCATCGACGACTTCTTGGTGGTGGGAAACTACGTGAAGACCATGCCGCAAGGCCAGTCGAAGTACGTCACCTCGTTCTACGAGAACGCCAAGGAAGCTGCGACTGCGGTGGCCGACTACCAGAACTTCATCAACCTTGGCCAGTACAAACGGGCTGAGGCGATTGCCGAAGAGAAGGGCGACCAGATTTCCATGAGCAAGCTGTACGCCAAAGCCTCGGATAGCCTATCCAAGCTGAACAAGCAGCTCAAGGTAGTCGAGGATGACGCCACGATGTCCGGCGCTGAGAAGCGGCTCGAGATTGAGCGCATTCAACAGCTCCGAACAGACTATGCCAAACAGGTCGAGGAGGCTCGAATCAAGATGGCTCGATCCAAATAGGCTAGATGACAGAACCAGCCAGCATCTGTTTCGTGGTAAGGCCACGACGGTTGACGGCTGCGTTCTCGATGACGTGTTCAATGGCTTTCCGCATTTCTCGGCGGGTGCATTTCGCCTGCATGTCGTCCGTGAGCGTCAGCCCCAAGGCGATGGTGTTGTATTCCTCGCCGGTGGTGCCCCACTTGCCAGTCTTTTCGTGGCGCACCCACACAGACCGCAGTGCCTCGACGGCATCGTTCATTGCGACCCTGGCCTCCACGCCCTCGAAGACTTGGTGGGCGATGGTGCTGCCGAGATTCAGCCTTGAGGCCAGCGTGTGCCAATCCTCGTCGGCCACGGTGCCTAGCTTGAAGTTGGTCAGCGCAGCGTGCGGAGCCAGTTGCAGATCGCGCTCGGCGTCGGGGGCAAAACGGTAGACCACGGGCAGCTTTGCCGCGATCTTTGGTTGGTACTTCTTACGGGGTTTCTTGCTTGTTGCCATTGCTTTTTTGGTGTGTCGTAAACGTGTCGTAGATATGCAGATCAAGGCAGGAAAAGGCAGGATTCCGTGTGACGTGAATGCACGAAAATCTGGGCTATCGTGAGCGCAAGAGCCTGATTTCTCAGGAGTTTTTTGCGCGTGCAATTCAGAGTTGTCACAGGCTCGAAATCCGGTTTACCGTTATGCGGTAACGTGGGTTCGAATCCCACCCTTTCCGCCAATAATCAATGACTTACATGACTCTCCGAAGTGGGTGAACATTCACTCCGGTCGGAGGGTGTGGCAGGATTTGTGACATGACCCCAGAGAGCGCCCCGTCCACCGCCTGAGCGTGCGGACGAACCGACTCGGTGGCATGGTGCGCATACCGACGAACCATCGAGAGCGTCTTCCACGCACCCAAGGTCATCAGCACCGCATCCGGTACCCCCGCCTGCGTCATCAAGGTGGCCCAGGTATGGCGCAAATCGTGCCACCTGAAATCCTCGATACCCGCCTTCTCCAAAGCCTTGTCCCAGGTTTTCTCAGAACAGCGTTTGAACGAGCGACCGCAGTACGTGAAGACGTTCTCCACGTTCTTGCCGATCTGTTCACGCAGCACCGCCACCGCCATCTCTGACAACGGGATGCCCAGGTCTTCACCATTCTTCATGTGTTCACCATCAATGGTGATGACCTTGCGCACCAAGTCCACCTGACCCCACTTCAATCCTGTCACCACACTGCGGCGCAACCCTGTTGCCAGCGCCAGCACCGCAGGCCCACGCAGATGTTCCGGTAAGCTGGAAATCAGCCGCGCCACTTCATCGGGTTTCAGCCAGCGAACCCGACCCTTGCTCTCCTGATTCATAAAGAAATCCGGCACCTGCTCAATCCAGCCGTGCTTCTTCTTCACCAGGTTCAAACAAACTCGAAGGGCAGAGAGGTAACGGTTGCAAGTCGCCTTTGAAACCGTCGCCTCTTTGAGCGCTATCGTGTCGAGAATCAACCCCTTGGTAATGTCCTTGACCAGAATGTCGCCAAACTGTTCAAGCCACCACCCGAGCTGGCGCTCGTACTCGATGTAGACGTCCTTGCCTTCCTTCTCGGTCAGCAGCACCTTGATTGCTTCACTGAACCGGCGATCCCCTTGCAGGCCCAACCGCTGAGTCTTGTACAAATCCGTGACGAACTTGGCTTCGAACTCGTTGGCGAGCTGCTTGTTGGTCGTCCTGGTTGTGACGCGATGCCGCTGTCCGTTGGGGGCAGTGACGTCAATCCACCATACCTTCGACTTCTCTCTTCTATAAAGCGCCATGTCAGTAGTCCTTTCAAAAACTATTACTGATTGGCGCTCACGACTTGCCCAGTCGCAGCGGTAGATTGATGCGCTGCAAGGTACTTGTCAATATCCTCGCGGAACGCACGCCACCGACCCTTGCCGTTAAAACGGAAGGCGGGGATGCGACCGCTGACTGCCCAACGACGCGCCGTTTCTTGGTTCACGTTGAGTAGACTGGCCACCTCCCGAAGTTGGATGATTTCCTTCATTAGATGATTCCTGCTAACGCTTTGCCCACTGTCCAGCCAAAGCCGATGCACGCACCGACGATGACCCACAGGGCAAAGCAGATTGAGAAGATGGCGACAAAGGTTGCCGCCATGCTGAACAGATAACGAATCTGTTTAAGCATTACGCTGCCTGTTGATCGCCACCGAAGAGTTCGCTGGTCTCTGCGTCGGGCGATGCGGACTCAACCGCGATGCCGTGGCCGAGCGCCTCGACGAGTTCGTCCTGGCTGGCTACCTTCACGTTGATGATCGAGCGTGCCACGTGACCCAGTGCTTGCGAGCGGTGAGCCGCTTTGACGAGGCGGATGTCATGACCGTGGCCGACGAGATAGATGCGTTGTTGTTTCATTTTGATTTCCTTAGTTGATGATTAAAGTTTTTCCGGTGGAATGATGTCCAGCTCACCCTCGAACTGGTAGCCACAGCCGCGCAAGAAGCGCTCCATGCTTTCCAGTACCTCGGGCAGCGTGCCCATGTTTGAGCGCACGCTGACTGTCTCGTTGCTGGCGTGGATGTTTGCCATCAGGAGCATGGTGTCTGGCTTGTGTTCGATGGCGCTCATACGAACCTCGACAGGTCAGCAGGAGTCCAGCCCTCGGGCTTACCAATCTTGCCGCCCTCGAGAATCACTGGCTTGCCGTCAACGAGCTTGGCTTCGTTGGCTTGCAGCACAGCTTCGTCTGCCGCGATCTTGTTGAAGTCCGCCAGCCATGCCACACCGTCGCCGGTGACTTGCATGTCGCACAGTGAGTCGAGGCATTCGGCACGTGCTTCACGTGGGATGGTGGCCACGATGGAGCCGCGCTTGATTTCAGTGGCGAAGCGGTTGAGCGTTTCGATGGCGGCTTGCACTTGCAGGGGCGTGAGGAACACAGCAGTCTCGCCGTCGCCGCTGAATGCCAGCGTCTTGGTGAACTCGAGGAACTCCTCCATGTGGCAACCAATCTGTGTGGACAGATTCTGTTTGTGGCCAACTTCCTTGCCGCAGGCTGCGAGCCACTGTGCGGTGCGTTCAAAGTTACTCATGCTTTCTTACCTCTCAATGTGCCAGCGTCCTTGTGTTTGAACTGCGCTTGAATGATGTCCACGACTTGCATACCGTGGCGTCGTGCGTGTGCAATGAATGCCTTGGGGATTGCGAATTGTGCTGCGAGCTTTTTGTTCTCGTCGTTCACTCGCTCGCGAACGAGCTTCCTGTGTTGCTGTCTATCCATGACTTCCTCTCTGGTTGTTTTTCTTAGTGGCAGAAGGTGAACACGTCACCGACGTTGCCGAAGTTGCCGTCGCGCAGATACCGCTTACGCATTGCGCTCTGTTGTTCCATCAGGGTTTCGTATGTCCCGTCGTTGTGTGCATCCACACGAAGGATTTGCACCTTGTCGCAGCCACGGGGGAGGTCGCCCTCCTGTGGTGGCATTTCCTTCTTGCCGCACGCAGCGACACAAAGGAGAAGAGCGATTGCGAGTAGAGCCTTCATTACTTCACGTGAATGAATGGAGTGGCGTTGCCAGACATGGTGGATGGCAGCTTGCCGTCCCACTTCTTGATTGCCTCGAGGTCAACGAACTGTTGGCCACCTTGCGATGACACGGCCGCAGCCTTGATGCGAATGGCGTCAGCGATACCTTGTGCTTCGACACGCTGACGCTCGGCTTCTGCCTTGGCCAGCTCGACTTCCTTCTGCTTGGCATTGATCTGGAACTGGCGGTTGGCCGCTTCCATGATTGCCTTCTCGAGCGCGGGGTCTGTCACCAGGTTGCGCACGTTGGCAGAGCGAACGAAGAACCAACCCTTACCGGCTGAGTCATCGAGGTCTTCTTGCAAAGCCTTGACCACGGCAGCGGCAATCTCTGTGCGCTCGGTGTGGACAGTGGCAGAGCCACGCTTGGACACTGCGTTGTAGATGGCCTCACGTGCTTGGCGCGTCACGTAGTTGATGCCGATGCGTGCGCTGTCTTCACCCTTCTCGTAGCTGATGTCGCCATTCCAGCGGGTCATGATGTCGCTGGCATGAGCAGGGTCGATCTGCACGTAGATGTCCACGTCCAAGTCTTGCAGCGTGATCTTGTCGCTGGTCTGTGGTTTTAAGTCATCGAGCGACAGGCGCAGCTCTTTGGCTGAAACCTCAGTGACCTTCTTGAACATGGTGAAGTAGACGCCTGGGGGCAGGGTCTCTTTCTTGACCTGGCCAAGAGTGGATTCGACGCCGATGTTGCCGGTGTCAATCTGTGTGCAGGCAGTCATGCTGGCGATCAGCAGAGCGAGTGCGATGGAGAGGATTGCTTTCATTGTGGTGTCCTAGAAAAGTTTTGCTGAACCGTAGAGGGCTTGCGAGATGAAGAACGCAAACACTGCTACGACGATTGCTGCAACCTTGAACAGATGCTGGCCAAGGAACAGTCTGGTGTGGACTCGGGCTGCGTTTCCAATGGCTTGCCATACGAAGTAGCCGCCAATCCCGAGTGCCAACAGAAGCAGGATGTGCCTCATGTCAGAACGGGATGTCGTCATCCATGTCATCGAAGCTCGAGCTGCGCTGCGGCGCTTGCTGGCGAGGGCGTTCTTCGCGGCGAGGCTCTGCACGAGGACGCTCGTTGCGCTCACCGGACTGACCGCTACTGCCCACGAGTTCAATGTCGAGGATTTCGGCAACCAGCTTGGATGCGGTACCGCTGTCGCGCTTCTCGTAGGTCTCGATGTGAACGTCTTTCAGGACGCAGTACACCTGTTGACCTTTAACGAGGTACTGCTCGAGCGCCTCGGCGCGTTTGCCCCACAGCGCGGCGTCAATCCATTGTGTTGGCTTCTTGCCGTCGTCACCCTTCTTTCCGTAGTTGCTGGCCAGCGCCAGATTGATGACCGAGGTGTTGCCTGCGGTGCGTAGCTCGGCGTCTTTGCCAATGCGGAATACGCCTGTTTGATGTGTCATGTGATTCCCTTTCAGAGTTGGTTAAGTTGAATGACAGTTTCTCTGCCGATGAGGTGGATGGTCTCCGGCGGCTTCTCGCGTTTCGCACGGGGCGGTTCGAGTTGCGCTTCGACGTACATCCAAAACTCAGCGAGCTTTTCGTAGAGCCACTGCCAGTATTCGGGGCAGCGTTGAACTCGGCGAACGCTTATGGCGTCGGGCGTCCAGACGATGAAGTCACACCAGTCGCGGTCTGTGATTTCCATCTGGCCCTGCATTTGCGCCATGTAATAAATCGGGACATCGGGGTAGATGACTTTCGATGCCGGACATTTGATTTCACCCAAGCCCTTATTCCCGATAAGAAGATCGGGTGAACAACCAAGCCAAGCCAAATCCTTGTGCTGAACAAAGCCCACCAGATTTGAAGAGTCACCTTCCGCCAGAAAGTGCGTGCTGTATGCCGCCAGCGCATTCGGTTCATTCTCTGTTCCCCAATTCATTGCTTCGTTTTCGTAGAACTCTTCGAGTCCCATCAGTCGGCGCCACGCCTGTTGGCGTGAACCTGGCCCAAGGCCAGCAGCGGCAGCGAAAGAAGAAGCCGTCAGCTTCCCCTCACGGGCTTTGAACCAAGCCTCGGTGCGTTGCTCGATGTTCTGCATCACGCAGCTTTCGCGGCAGCTTCGAGCTTCTTGCGCAGCGAGAGCGCGTACTCCTTGGTGATGTCGCGGGTCACTTCATCGAAGGCGTTGAACGTGTCGCGCAGGGCGTCAATCGTTTTGCAATCGGCCAGTGACTTCTTGGCGGCGGCAATCTGTTCGGCGGTGAGCTTGGGTTTGGGTGGCTCTTTGTCTTCCTCGGGGATGTCCTCGCCCTCGTAGATGTAGAGACCCAGACCGTGCAGCGCGATGGCCTTGACCAAGCAACGCTGCATGGCGTTGTTGAGCTGGAATGAATCGGGGTTGGGGATGGGCTTATTGCGGTGATCCATGACCGGCAGTTGCGCAGTGCGCGACACGCCGAAGGCATTGACCGTGCAGAACACCATTGCGGTGTCGCCGATGCGGACGTAGGGAACGTCGAGGAACACCGTGGTGTCCATTGCTGTGACCACTGGCTGCTTGCCGAAGCGGTACTCCCAAGTTGCAGAGGGGTCGAGCTGCAACAGCTCGTCTACGGCATAGGCCCAGGACAGGTAGGAGAGATTGTTCTTCTTCTTGATGTGGTCATTGACGTTGACCTTGCGAAGAACAGAAAAATTCACAGGCGCACTTGTCGCCGTATCAGGGGTGGTTGTGGTCATTTGGTGTCTCCGGCAGTCAAACCATTCGACTGCACGGACAAGATTATCTGATGGTCTTTGTGTCTTGTAAAGCGTCCTTGTTTAATGTCCTACTAAAACGCAGGGGTTTGTGAGGGTTTGCATGGATAAAACAAGCAGAACTACTACGAACTTGTTCGTTTGTTGTAGCGCAGGACACAAAAAAGCCCTGACAAAGCAGGGCTTAGTTGACCTAAGTCAATGTGGTTTATGTCTTTCGTCGGTAGCTGCGGTGTTCAGCCATGACTCCAATGACCTTGACAAGTGTTGACTCAGAGCGAATCACCGGCCAGTCGTCATTAAGGGGTACCAGCTCGAACTGGGTATCACCTCGGGATCGGAATTTCCTGAACGTCAAGGCGCCGTCAGACTGGGCGACCACGAAGTCGCCAGGCTCCGGCTTGATGTTGGCATCAATCACGACACGATCACCTGGACGGAACAGCGGCCTCATGCTGTCGCCTTCAATCTCAATCGCAAACGACAACCCGCTGACGTCTGCGTCTGTCATCAAACCCATTTTCTTTCCTTTGATCTCTTGGCCATTCACGAATGGGATGACGTCCTCGTGCCGTAGGAATGCCACCCGTCTGACTGATAGCTCAACTCCCTCAAGTTCAATCCTCACCGTTGGTTCATGCCTGTCCCCCTGACCGTCTTGCAACCAAGACGGGTTGACGCCAAGCACCTCAGCAATTTTGTTGGCGTACCGCGAAGTGGAGGCGGGGCTATCCGGCGCACAGATGTAGCTGATGGTCTGCTGTTTGACACCGACAAGCCTCGCCAGTTGGGCCTGCGTGAGACCCTTCTCCGCAAGCACTTGTTTAATTCTGTGTCCTAGTTCTGCCATTGAAAAGACCTTTGCCTTGTGGTGTGCAGCCGAAGACTACAAGAGCCTTGTTTTCTAGTCAATCCAATACGAACCCCTGCAATACCCGACAAGAGTACAAGGATATGCTATTGACTATGTGACAAGAAACAAGGACACTTGCGATTGCCGGATAGGTTCTTGGTCGCTCCGAGAACTGAACGGGGGCGAGCTTTCGAGTCCTTTCGTAGCCCCCTTCCGGCCCCTTCGGGGTTTTAGAGGAAAGGCGCGAAAGGCATTGATGTACCACTACCCGTTTCATGTCAGGGATTACCTGACGAAGACCCGACACCTGTCTCTGCTCGAGGACTTGGCTTATCGCCGGTTGCTCGATGCGTACTACACAGAAGAATCCCCATTCCCCGCTGACGTTGGCCAGGTCGCCCGTCTGATTGCCATGCGCGATCAAACGGCAGAGGTCGAGGCCGTCCTCAAGGAGTTTTTTGTGCTGACGCCTGACGGCTGGCGCAATGAGCGCTGCGACTTGGAGCTGTCCAAGTACGCTGCGAAATCAGACTCGGCTCGTAACGCCAACAGATCACGTTGGGCTGCGAAATCAGATACGAAATCAGATGTGGTTTCAGATACGAAATCAGATGCGGATCGTATCCCAACCAAGAACCAAGAACCAAGAACCAAGAACCAACCTAAGCCAAAGGCTAAGGTCGCGGACGAGGGCTTCGATATTTTCTGGGCTGCTTACCCCAAGAAGGTAGCAAAGCCAGAGGCGTTGAAGGCATGGCTGCGTATCGCGCCAGACGAGGCGTTGATGCAGGCCATCATGGCCGGACTGCAACGTGCCAAGCAATCCCGTGAGTGGACGAAGGATGACGGACAGTTCATCCAGTACCCAAGCACCTGGCTGAACCAGCAACGCTGGACAGACGAGACAGGTGATGGCGGCGCCCAAGCAGAAGACCACTTCGGGGGTCTGCTATGAACCCGACACTGCCATACGGCGCCCAAGAGATTTGGGACATGCGGATGCAGGGCAAGCGCCCGAACGAGATTGTGTTCGTCAGCCTCGTTGGCCCACTGGTTGACGGGAACTTCCAAGTCCTGCTCGACCCTGCCGACCGCATCAGCACCTTCGACTGGCGATGGGTGCGAGACCTGAGTGTCTGCCTTGTGTACCACGACAAGGTGCCGCACCAGCGCGTGAGCGAGGTCAGCAAGGCCGTCGTTCGCCAAGCCCCCAATGGCGGCTACGTCAAGCCATTCACGCCCACCATCGGCTACCTGTGGATGTGGGACGTCATCAAACAGCATGGCCTCCAGCTCACATGGCACAGCGGGTACCTCGGCATCCCTGAGCTTGGCATCGGGAATCAGCCTGAGACATTCGACCTGTCTCCCATGAGCCGCTTCGACCGAGTTGCATTCAAGGGGGTGAAGCGCCATGAGTAATGCCGACGACTTGATTTTCTCTGCCGACAGCTACGACTTCGCGCAGTACGCAGCCGAGCCACATGACGTTGACAAACTGGTGGCACCGCTCGCCTACCGTGACGACGTGGTGGCCTACCTTGCTGGTGGCGACACCCTGCGTGGTGCAACCCTGCCGTGGCAGAAGACCTTCGACCACATCCGCTTCCGCCCAGGTGAGGTGAGCCTGTGGATGGGTGTGAACGGACACGGCAAGAGTCTGTTGACCAGCCACGTGATGCTCGACTTCCTGCATCAAGGCCAGAAGGTTTGCATCGCCTCGTTTGAAATGAAACCCAAGGCCACACTCGCACGCATGTGTAAGCAGGCAGCGGCGAGCGCACACCCGAGCGAAGGCTTTGTTGATAGCGTCATCAGCCATGCGACCGGCAAGCTGTGGCTGTACGACAAGATGGGTCACACAGACCCAGATCACTTGCTGGCCATCATGCGCTATGCCGTGAACAAGTTCGGCTTGCAGCACTTCGTTGTTGACTCACTGATGAAGGTGGTCAAGGGCGAGGATGACTACAACGGACAGAAGAACTTTGTCGATTCAGTCTGTGCCTTTGCGCAGGACTACAACGTCCACGTCCACATCATTCATCACAGCCGCAAGCTGGCTGACGAGAACCAGGTGCCAGGAAAGATGGACGCCAAGGGCAGCGGCGCAATCGTTGACCAGGTTGACCAGTCGTTCACAGTCTGGCGCAACAAACGCAAGGAACAGGACAAACAGAAGGGCAAGGAGGTTGACGAGTCAATCCCTGACGCCATTCTGGTTTGCGACAAGAATCGACACGGAGATTGGGAAGGCCGAGTTGGGTTGTATTACGTGCAGGGTGCGGTCTCGTACTCAGAACATCCAGCACGTCCGATGCTCTACGACTACTCCCGTTACACAGCACCAGAAGGGGAAGCGATATGAGCGCAACGATAGATCAAAAAATTATTGACGCAGCAGTGCGTATCGAGAGTGCGCGAGGCGTTGGCATCGAAGTAGTGCAGAACTTTGCAACGATGGATTACGTCATCAACGTGCGCAAGAACGGCAAGTCAGCATCGCATCGTGTGGCTCCGCAGGTATGGATTGAATACCCGCACCTGATTGCACAGGACATTCGGCGAACTGTTGACACGTTGATTGGCGAAGAGCGAACCGGCGACCCACGTATTGCAGAGTTGGAGCGTGAGCTTGCCAAATACAAAGAGGCAGTCAAGCAGTTGTCGTTCGACCTTGAGATGGCGACGAACAATAACAAGACCTACGCCACCAACGTGGAGACCGAGCGCGTCATCCGCAGGTTCGCACTCGAGCAGGCGGCGGACTTCTTGAATGACCACGGCGTCATCCGCACCGGCGTTGAGCTTGAACAGGTTTGCGAACAGATTAAGAAGCTGCACCCAACCAGGGACATCAAACTTGGCCAGGCCGCAGCGGCAATGAACGCAGCATTCAGCACTAAGAAGACTTCGGAGATTCCATTTTGAGTGAAGAAGCAATCGACGCACGCGACAGGATGCGGCGTGAGCAGGCCGAACGCAACCGGCAGCTCATGCCCAACGTGGCAGCAATGATGGACGAGTTCCGCAAGACGTTCCCTGATTGCAAGCTGCTGTACGCGAAGGACTTCGTGACTGGTCACGAGGTAGGAAAGAAAGAAGAGCCTGACCCTGACAAGGTGTTCACGGTGCCAGACAACTACTACCCATCGAGGTCAGTGAATTTAAAGAGGGGGCGATGATGAACGACAAAACAGAAGTGAGATTGGCAGAGCTGCGCGAAACGTCTGTCCAATACTCAAAGGCGTATGCCGAGCGAAACTATTTGGAAGAGATGAAGAAGAGCAAGCTCGCGATTCTGATGAAGGGCGCTGAGGTTGATGGGCACAAGACTGCCGCAGCACAAGAACGAGAGGCTCGCTCACACCCAGAGTACATCGCACTGCTGCAAGGATTGAAGGTGGCAACAGAGGAGAGCGAGCGCCTGCGCTGGCACCTTGAGATTGCGAAGCTCGGTGTTGCCGTATGGCAGACCAGCCAAGCCAACCAGCGACAAGAGCGTCGCGCATACGGAGCATGAAATGGAAGAACTGAAACTACTTATCGAGGCCATTGCCGGTCTACCAACGATGACTGTGTGGGTGCTGTGTGGGTACCTGATCTACAAGCTGGCGATGCTTGGCTCTGTGTACGGAGTCGTTCGCTTTGCGATCCAGAAGTTCGTGGAATGGAGGACTGCACCACTGCCCGCACTGCCCGCACTGCCCGAGCAGGTGATTCGCAAGGAGTACACCATGCGCGGCATCACTGTGAACGACAACGTGTGCGACCGCCTAGAGCGACAGGTGCTTCGGCTGCGCACGGCTGGCCTCACATACCTGCATGACGACGAAGTAAACCGACTGCAAGAAATTCTCGACAAAGCACTATCACCAAAGGAGACAGCTAAATGAAATTGACAAAACGCCAAGAAGAAATCTTGAACCACCCACTCGCACCCGTACTGTTGGGCGCCATCGAGCAGGCCATGTACGGTAAGGGCGAACGCCACGGTGGCAACGTCACACCATTCCTCGAACAGCCTTGGGTGCATTACGTGAAGATGCACGGGCGTGGATTCGCCACTGGACAGGCAGCAAAGAAGCTGGAAGAAGCTGCCAGCCTGCGCAGTGGTGAAGCCTTCGAGACAGAAGTGTTCGGCGCCATCGTGTACGCAGGCATGTCCATCCTCAAAGAGCGCGGCATCGTCTGATGAAGATCATTCCCCCATACATGACGTTCCGTGATGCGCTGATGCGCGGCTATGTCGAGCGCATTGAGAATCGCGGATACATGAATTGGGTGAAGTCCCTGCGTTGCGTGAGTTGCAATGCTCCGGCAGATGACCCTCACCATCCCCACGGTGCAGGGTTCAAGGGCATGGGCACCAAGGTGCCTGACTGGTGGGTAATCCCGCTGTGTCGCCCTTGCCATGACGAGCTGCACCACGACGTCCACGCATGGGAAGAACGTAACGGCACACAGTTTGAACACGTCGCGCTGACTCTGTTGCAAGCAGTCCGCGAAGAAAGATTGAAGTTTGATTAAGCTGACCTTGACCCTATCACCCATGCAGTGTCGGCACCTCTCGTGCCACAACAGAGCAGGAGTCTTCGGCGCGTGCAACAGGCATGAGCGCCGAGCAATCATTGAAGAGTTCGGCAAGGCCATTAAAGATGGCGTCGCATCAGCCGAGCCGCCAAAGTGTTTCACCTACGAGCAGTGGCGCGAGTACGTGGTGGCCTCGCGTCTGTCCGCTCAGACAGGAAGGGGTGATGCACCCATCGAGCCGTGTCGTGATTGCACAAAGCGCTATCGCGATAGCATGGTGCAGCGTGGTTTGTGTGGGCACCCAGAGACAGTCTTCATTCGAGAGTCGCGAAGCTCTGAGGTGGTGGGCGTGCCTCTGCTAGACCCGCGCAGGCCGCGAGTGTGGGAGCAGGCGGTCATGGGGCAATCGGGTCAGGTGGTGGGTTTGCCGTCGAGCGAGAATATCGGGGCGGCAATGCACGCCATCAGTACATCGAAGCGTGGGCCAGGTCGGCCCAGGAAAGAACAGATATGAAGGAACAGATTCTCGCCCTGGACTTGGGCACGACTACCGGTTGGGCGCTTCGCCCATCCACCGGTGACATCCAGCATGGTTGGGTTTCGTTCAAGACGGGTCGCTATGAGGGTGGGGGTATGCGCTACCTGCGATTCAAAAAGTGGCTGAACGAATTGCAGGCGATGTCGCGTGAGATTCAGGCGGTGTACTTCGAGGAGGTGCGTCGTCACATGAGTACGGATGCAGCGCACGTGTACGGTGGCTTGCTCGCCACGCTGACTTCATGGTGCGAGCTGAACCACATCCCATATCAGGGCGTGCCGGTCGGTACCATCAAGAAGCATATGACCAACAAGGGCAATGCCTCGAAGCAGGAAATGATTGAAGCCGTGCAGCACCGAGGCTATGGCGTGACAGATGACAACGAGGCAGATGCCTTGTCCATTCTCTGTTGGGCATTGGAGCATGACGGAGGGCAGCACGAATGACAGTAATCGCATGGGATGGGAAGACGCTGGCTGCTGACAAGCAGGCCACCACATCGGGACTCATTCGCAAGGTGACGAAGGTTCGCCGCATCAACGGCAGGCTGTTCGCTGTGAGTGGCGACTGGGACAGAGGCCAGATGATGTTCGAGTGGGCAGAGCAGGGCATGAAGCGCGAGGACTGGCCTGAGTTCCAGAAGAAGGATGACGAGTGGGTTGGGATGGTGATGATTGACGAGCAGGGCAAGGCTTGGAAGTTTGAGCGTGCGCCTGTGCCGTACCTTATTGAAGACCCTACCTTCGCGATGGGCAGTGGTCGTGACTATGCCTATGCGGCAATGCACATGGGCGCTAATGCAGCGGAGGCTGTGCGCGTGGCGTCTGTCTATGAGGCTGGCTGTGGCCTGGGCGTGGACGAGCTGACACTCGAAGGAGTGCAGGCATGAAGTTTCAGTCTGTTGAGCAAGCCGTGAAGTTTTCGTACAACGTGGGCGAGCGTGCCGAGTATTCGCGCTCAGACCCGATGAAGGTGAGGGGCACCAGTCAAGATGACCTATCGCCGATGGACTTGCACGCGCAGGCTGCGATGATTCAGAGCATGGTGTCTAGGCTGCATCCAGCGGAGCGCTGTGCCGTGATTGCGATGTACGGTAGGGGTAGGGATAGGACAGACGCGATTCGTGGGCTGGCCGAGTTTCTGTGGCCGAATCTTGCAGGCGTGATGCCTAGCGTCAGAGAGTTGCAGCTCGTGCTGTTGCACTGGTCAACGAAGCGACCAAGCATCAGGGCGATTGCAGAGGAGAGGGGTGTCAGCTACCGGAAGGTCTGCGGCTGGCGCAGCTCGGCACTGAGAGCGTGGCTGCCGTATCAAACCCGAGGGGTGGAGCGGCTGCACGAGAAGATGTTTGGTGAGGGTGACTTCGAGTTGGCAGAGTAGGCGGGTGTCTATCCCGCAATCTGTTGGTTAAAGGCCGTTCACGTTGTTGTCAAGCCATGCCTGAACTTCGCCGCCGCTCCACATTTTTCGGAGCATTGTGGGAAATAGAACTCGCTTGCGCTGCGTTGACTTGAACAGTGGCACATCGACATTCATTGGGATGCTGTCAATTTTGAAGTCATCGTGCGGCTCAAGCCTGTACTCGTTGTACTCGTTGCGGTGAATAATTGCCACCGGCTCATACCCGCCGCAGTCGCACTCACCCTTTGGGTACGCAGGCTCACTGTGAACGGCACAGTCTGACCAGTGCTTACTCTGCACGTGTCCATCGCTGTGCGCTTTCATTGCTTCGCGGCTGAAGAAGCCTGTTGTTTTATCCGTCATGGTTCCATCCATTCGTCAGGTGTAGTTGGTGGTGTTGGTAGAACATCGAAGGCTCGATGTCCCCAGTTCTTGTAGTTGGCTTGGCGTCGAGACACGTGTGTAGTCCCGCCGTACTTGCCGCCGTGCCCTTTACATGGCTCACCCACCGCAGCGTGGCAGTTTGGGCAAGGCACGAGAGCAACAGATGTGTCGGTGCGAAGGTACCTACCTCGTTGGTCAGGGATTCCCACAAAGATAAAGTGCGGGTCTCTATCCTGCCAAGCAACCAGCTTAATGCTCGGCACCATGCGCCGCCTCCATTCCGCAAGCCTTCTCCATGTACGCGACATAGAGCTGGTCGGGTGTGTCAAACGTGCGCTCGTCGTCGGGCAGATAGAACACGGTCGTCGGTGTGCCCCACTCCCCAGTCCGCTCGTCGTATGGTGTGACGACTTCTTTGTAGAAGCCAAGCCCCACATTGCCGTACTGACGAACGGCTGAGTCGTTCATGCGGATGCCCTGTGTGTACTGCAAGGGCATGGCGCAGAACTCTTCGTAGGTTAGCTCGGGCCTGTTCATTTCTTTTTCTCCCTCTTTGGAAACTGTTGGATGGTGTTCGAGTTGGGTTCAGTGCTTGACTCTTTCTCCCTCGCCTTCGAGCCGTAGAGTTGCCCGTTCTCCTTGGCCTTCTGTTCCTTGATGATCTTCTGAGTTAGATCGGGGTGGTACGTCTTGATGTAGTCAGGGTGGAATGCGTTTATCTGAACCATAGCCACATCCCATGAATGATGCCGATTGGAAATGCCAGCGCACCGGCAACGAGGAATCCCCACAGCCCTTCGGAGAAGCACGTGAAGATGTGGTTGAACCACGCCGCAACGCAGGTCAGGGAGATAACGAGTCCTGTTGCTTCGCTCATGCCAACACCTCCTCGGCAGTGCGAGGCGTGTCATCCTCGTTGCACACCCACTCGCCATCGTCGTACTGTTTCCAGTCGATGCCGTACTCGTTACACACAGCCACGAGTTGCGGCTTGCCGTAATAGTCGTAGTCCTCAATCTGTTTGGCGAGTTCGTCCTTGCCATCCAGCCACAGCCACGTAACCATGTGAGCGATGCTGCGTCCTGCTGAGATGCCTCGGCGGTTGTTCGCCTTGTCCCATGCAAACGCCATGTACTCGGTGATGCACTGAGCGGGTGATGTGATTCCCTTGGTTACCTCCGCCCACTCTTCGGGCGTCGTGTCTGCCTTGATGAATGGCTTGGCATGGTCGTAGTCGAGGAACGATACGAGGTCGCCAGTCTGGAAGCCGAAGATGTCCGAGTCTGCGAGTGACTCGATGCGATTCATAATTGCGATCTGGGTGCGGGTTGATTTGTTCATGGTGTCTTCTCCTGTTGGTTAATCTGTTGTTGTCTTGCGAGCGTTGGGGTAGTGCAGCTCGTTGCCGATGCGGGACGGGAGCAAGAATGCGTCATACGCACCTGGTCGTAGGCATGTGAAGCCAAGTTCTTTCGGCTCGTAGTTGGGGCGCTCGTACATTTCTGCGCGCTTCTCGCTCTTGCTGCGTTTCACCACGGAGGTGGCAGGCACTGCGCCGAGTAGCACACTGACGTGCAAACCTTCTGTTGTGATTGCCCAGTGGTCTCCGCCTCGCCCCACGCTAATCAGCTTCAAGCCTTTCAGCTCGTGAAGAATCTCGCGAACCCGCTCGATGCGGATGGTGGCGCCGGTGTCCTTGCGTAACTCTGTCGAGTTGTAGTCGCGCTTGGCTATGAGGGAAAGCATCTTGTGCTGAACGCTGCCGATGCGGAAGTGGATGCGAATGTCGTCTAAGTTCATTTGGTTCTTTCTGTGCAAATCAATACGTGTTCTCGTGCGTCTCTTGGTCGTTGCCAAATCACGCCGCAGTAGACACAGCGGTACGCCATGCCGAGCGTTACCGTGTGGCGAACGCTGTCTGTGTAGGTCTTAATCATTTCGATTCCTTGTGGTGGTTTCACTTGATGCCCCATACCTTCTTGGTTATCTCGCTGCCTGCATCCATGCCGCGCCGGTAAGCCACGTTGGATGAGTGAACATCCGATGCGATGAACAGAATGAACAGAAGCCAGTACGTGAGGTCGCCGATGCTGTGTCCTGATGCACTCAGCACGATGCCGAATGCGAAGTACAAGGCCATGCCTGTGAAGTCGAGGCTCTTCATTGCGCCACCTCCGCAAGTTGCCTTGCCAGTGACTCGCACTCAGCGACACAGAAGTCCAGCGTCCGCAGCACACCATCACGGTCAGCGAACCCATGCTCTGCATACATGCGCCCCATCTTTGACTCAGGCTCGGGCAAGTCACCGGCATGAGCGCAGTCGTAGCCGAACCACCACAAATCGGATTCGACTGGGTATTCCTTGCTGCCGCCCGAGAATGTCAGCCCACCATGAACCTCGAACACATACTCGGGGCTTGTGAGTTGGTCGTTGTCCTTGAATGCGCCAAGCATTATCTGCATGGGACTCATCTTCTCGGTGCTTCTGTTCATGTCCATCGAGAGCATGACGTGCGGTGCGTCATAGGCATGTTCGTAGAGCGGATGCCCATGCGGCACACCAACGTATCCGCAGCGATGACCCATCTCGGTGAGCATCACGACGGCACGAAGACCCGAGTCTGTTGTCCAGTCCTTTTCAATTTGATTCATCTGCCTTCTCCTGTTTTGGTTTGAGTGATTTGCGAGGGACGCACCAGACTTCTCTGCCATCCCCGCAATCCATGAGGAACGCGCCTTTGATGCGCCCTCGCTTGAGTCGCTGGTTAATTGCTTGGCGAGTGACGCCTTCAATCTGTGCCGCCACTGAGGCGGTCACATAGCCACGCTGTACGGTGAGTTCAATCATCAGCGCCAGCCTTTTTGAACAGATCGCCGAACAGATTCTTTGCACCAGCTTGCTCGGCCTCCATGATTCGTTCCGTCCAATTCATAATTTCCTCGGCGCCTTCTTTGTCTTTGACCTTGAGTTGCCCAATGTCGCAGGCCAGTGAAATAATCTTGGCGGAGATTGACGAGTCCAATGCCATGAGCGCCTTGCCTGCCTCCTCTGGTATGTGTTCGTTGCTGACCATGCCGCTCACCATGATGGTCATAAGCTCTTGCTTCTTGCGGATGTGGGTCGCAAGCTCAATGACTCGGGCAAACGGGACGCCTTTGGTTTTTGCAATCGACTCAAACATTTCAAACACTGAGCCGAACGCCTCCTTGAACTTGTCGCCCTTGGCTTCGTCTGTTTGTTTGCTCTCGCGGTGCAGGTCGAGTGCAATCTGTACGTTGGTCTCAGCCTGGGCGGAGTCTCCGCCGACGTGCCAGCTATCAATCTGTTCGAGCGGCAGGCCGTTCTCTCCCTCGTAGTTTTTGCCGTTCTTCCAGTTGTAGATGGTGGCGATAGTCCCGTCGTCGAACTTCACGTACCACTCGGCGTCCACCTTGTACCCATCACCATCGTGATGTGACCCGAACAGGGCGCACAGTTCTGCATAGCTTGCGTCCACCTCACCTTGCAGGCAGGTGCCGTTGATGTTGATGTCAATGTCGTTGTGCGTTTTGAATGTCATGCTGAGTCCTTGAGTTGCAGAAAAGATAAAGGCCGCTGATGCGGCCTCTGTGTGGGGTGTGTGTGGTGTCATGCTTCGTGGTCTAGCTCAACCAGTTCGCCCTCGTTGTCCATCCATACGAGGTCGCCATTAATACGCAGCGGCATGACGAACCTGACCTTGCGAGTGAGTTCATCGAGCGTGGTGTAGGGCGCTTGTGTTTCGCCAGTCTCCATGTTGCAGCCAAGCATGAGCGCCTTGCCTGCCAGTGGGTGAGGGTAGTCCTCGTGATAGAAGAACATCGTCCCCTCTTTGAACATTCCCTCGTCGTCAACGAACAGACCGTCACCCTCTACGTTCAGTCGAGCGCAGTCGTAGCACTCGGCGTCGATGTGCTTGTAGATGTCTTGGTAGTGTCCGCTGTACTGCACCTCGGTGATAGTGCAGGCGAATGGGTCGATGAGGTAGGTGGTAAATGGTGCGGTCATGGTGAGTCCTTAGTGAGTGAAGAATGCGCTCGGCAGGGTGAGGGCACAGATGATGAAGATGAAGATCAACAGATTAAGCAGGGCTGGCGGGATTCGTTTCATCGGATTTACCTTTCTTCTTTGCAGGCTTTAGGCCGTATGCCTCACGTGCCTTAACCATTACGGCGTTTATCTTGGCGTCGCCTCGCGCCTCGATAAGTTGGATGACTTGCTCGGCAACAGATGCAGCCTTCGTGTCCGGCTTCGCTCCCTTGATGGCGGCTTCTGCAATGCGGGTAACGAGTCCGAGTACGGTGTCAACGGTTGCGGTCATGTCATGGTCTCCATTTGATGAGGTCGTACACGGCGGCGAGTACCGCCAGTGCATAGATGATTGCGAGTGTGAAATTGAGTCTGTTCATTTGTTATTTGCAACGCGCTCGGCGATACCTTTCCCAGTCATTCGCAGCTTCTCCTTGAACATGGCGATTGCCTGCGGTACTGACATTGGCTTTGGGTCATCGTCTATTTCAAACGTCATGCTTAAAACATTCACGTCGTTCTGTTCAGCAACCGATAGCAATGCCTCGGCTAGTGCGGTGGCGAAAACTGCAATGGTGCGAAGCTCTCCGCTGCTGCGTTGGAGTTCACGAACATCGAGCAGCTCGACGCAGGCAGGCATGTCCACCTCGAAGTCGGCGTTGTCGATTTCGTTTTCGATGAACGCTTTGTATTCCTCAGCATGTTCGCTGTCGAATGGGGTGATGACGATTGAGGTCATGTCGCACCTCAGTTCTCAAAGACGTCAGCCACGCCTACTCGGTTGCCATTTGGGTCACGCAGGACGAACGAGTCACCCACTGCGAGGTCGCCCTTGTCGGCGAGTTTGTCAGCCAGCTCGGCGAGCAGGCGGGTAGCTTCAAACTGTTTGTCTGTTGGTTCTACATGGTCGAGACCAAGAATTACTGTGAGTCGCATGATGTTTCCTTTCGTTGTGTGTGATGTGCTTACCAGCTTGCGTGGTACTCAAATGTCCAGTCGTCGAGGTCTTCGCTCTCGATGATTGCTTGCAGTCGTGTCTGTGTGTAGCTGATGTCAGCAAAGTACCCGTCGCCGTATGCGTCGGAGCCGAAGAAGAAGCCACTCGACACAGGCAACAGCTCCTCTGCTCGGGTACGGTCAAGAAGCACTGCCTCGCACAGGTCATGCAAAGCCCTGAGCTGGTCGTCGCCTACGTAGTACGCCTTGCAGTCGTCGTTTCCATCCTGCACGTTGTCAACAAACCATTTGTGAATCTGGTTTGCCTTGCGCCAGTACATCGCTTCGCATTCGATGTACTTGGGTTCGCCCAGAACATCCATGCCCTTGATGCGCTCGGCCTTGATGACGTTTGCCAGCTCCTTGTCGCTCTCGTTGAATGCAGAGATATAACGCTTGGCGTGGAGATACATATCGAGTCCCATGATTTTCCTTTCGTGTTGAATCTGTTCGTCTGTTATTTCTTGGCAGGCCAGCCAGCCTTGGTGAAGTCGGACACTAGGTTTGCAATCGCAGGTACCGAGCGGCTACCCTTGGGTGTGTCTTCGGGCAGGTACTTCTCGAACTCAGGCAGTGCATCGAGCAGTGCTTTGCGGGTAGTCGCACCGTAAGCAATGCCCTTGAGTCGCTCGGCTAGTTCGTTGCGGGTGGTGCGTTGTGTCTTGGCCTTCTCTGCCAACAGATTGATCGCGGCAACTCGTTGAGAATCGAGGGCTGTGTAAGGTGCGTTCTCGGGTGAAGGCACTCGGAAGGATGTGTTCACCCCTTGAACGTGCTTGTATGAGTGGTTGAACCACTCGGGGTTTTTCTTGTATGTCTTCGCCACATCAGGCGGCATCGCGGCAACGTAGGCATCGACGTAGGCTTGGCGAATCTGTGATTCGTAATCAACCTTCGGCACGTCCTGCATGGCGGCGGTTACGAAGGCATCGCGGATGTAGTTTGTGAGTCGCATGGTCTGGTGTCCTTTCAGGGTTTTTGATTGTGTGAGGTAGCGAACCTCTGTCTATGCACTCGTTGGAATACACAGGCAGAGGGGCAGGGGTGTCCCTGCCTCCCCAGTCACGCCTCCTCGTGGGTGGCGGTGAATCGAGCGATCTGTTCGTTGAGCCACTCAACAGGTCGGTTGATGAGCGGGTCGCCTGAGTACCCGCCAGGTATGAGCAGGTCATCTGTACCCACGCCGAGCGCCTCGCTGGTTTTGCGGATGCTTGAGGCGGCGGTCGGTGACTCGTCCCACGCCCACTGACCAGACCAACCCTTCGGATGTGCCCATGAGAAGCAGAGCTGGCGCAGGAAGGCCGCGGTGGACAGTGCATAGGTCGCGGTGGACAGATCGAGGGGCGAGGTTTCAACCTTGACCATCGGGATCGCTGCCCAACCGGTGCCGCCCATGTCAGCGTAGACGTACAACTCGACGGGTCGCACGTTGGACAGCTTCATGCACAGAGCGAGGATGGTGGTGCCGCGCTTCTCAAGGTCGGCAACATCGACGCCAGCCGAGCAACAGACTGAGGCGAAGACTCGCACCGGTGCGGTCTCGCTTGGGCTGCGCACTTGGTTGAACATGGACTCGGGAGAGTCGGCAAGGAAGGCAGGGACGCAGGGGAATGCGCCAGCCATCGACAATTCCCACCGTGTCTGTTCGAGTTCGATTGAGTCGCCGGTGAGCTGGTCGATCAGCTTGTCCGCCTTGGGTACCACGTCGAGCTTGCCCTTGAGGACGTTGGTACGCGCCTCCTGCCAGCTCTCCTGCCCGTTCCAGTCGGTGCCACGCTTGGCCTTGTCGTTGTCACTGACCACGGCGTCGAGGGTTTTACAAAACGCGCCGATTGATTCGAAGCGCTCGATGATTGTTTTGCTCATGGTGAGCCTCCGTTATTTGATTTCGTTCCATGCGTCGTCAGCCAGACCCTTTTTCAAGGTCATGCGCTCAACCATGTCCATTGGCAGGCCAGCGGCCAGCAGGGCGGCACCGTAGGTGGAAGCACGAGGGGTAATCATGTGACCCTTGATGCCTCGGGCGGCGGCACGTTTCCGGACGCCTTGCACTCGCAGCACCCATGCCTCATTCGGCACGACAGCGGCCTCCAGCTTCTCGTCAACAGGCCAGTCGATTTCAACGAAGCGGTCGAGAAAAGCCTTGTCCTGCTTCATGCGCCCCACATATTCGTGAGTGGCACCGTTGCCGCTGGTGTTGGCACCGGCAATCACGATGCAGTCAGGGTGGCGCTCAACGAGGCGGTCAGGGAAGGCATAACAGCCGTTTGCCAGTGCCGCATTGAATGGCATGACAGCGGCGGGGTTCGATGAATCAACCTCGTCGAACAGATAGATGCCACCGTGTTCCCAAGCATCGCGGAAGGGGGTGCGCTGGTACTCGCCGGACGCAGACTTGAAGCCGGTGAGCTGAAACTCGGTGCTGATCGCGCCGTTGAACGTGAACGTCATGCCGAGCGCCTTGGCTACCATTTTGGCGGCGGTCGTTTTTCCTGAGCCAGCAGGGCCAACGAGCCAGACGTTCAGGCGGTGCCCATCCGCTTGACGGGCATTGCACGCCTTGAGCAAGGTCTCGAAGTGCTTGTGCTGAATGCCCACATCCACGGCGGGAAGGTCGGGCTGTTTCACCTCGATGCGATTGACCAGACGCTTGACCGCATCGGCGATGGCGTCATCCACGATGGCACGCACTCTGTCTTCGTCAATCGACTCGCCGGTATTGGCGAACAGATCGGCGAGCTTTTCGGCGAGTTCGGCCTTGTTGGCGGCTGGTTTTTTGAAGGTCGTGGGTGCCTTGGGCGCCTTGGCGGTGACGTCACTCGGCAGCATGAAGTTGTGCTGGTTCATGGCGTCGGCGATTGCGTGGTGCGGGAAGTCGGCGAAGAGCTTGTCGATGCACTCTTGCTTTTTCATCCGCTCATGGTCGAAGCCGATCTTTCCGTCCGAGCGCAGGGACTTGAACAGACTCAGGACGTTATCTTTCGATAAACCCTTAAGGTCATCGGCGAGGGAAAAGGTTGAGGCGCCAGCGGTGGCGAACATATCTGACATACGGGTTCCTTTCGAGAGTAACAAGGGAGCTTGTGTGGACAGACGTAATGCGTCCAGCACATGACACGGCTGCGGTGAGGCATGTCATGCACTTGATGCACTTGATGTGAAGTTGAACGGGGCGAGTTGCCCCGAGTAGCGTTGTGGGGTTTGTCCTACCCACCACCTCGCGGTGTCCGTTATCGCACTCGCCACCCTTGGAACGGATGGGTCAAAGCGGTCTGCGCTCGGCCTATGTTCGCTATCCCTCTTGTGTCCACAGCCTGTTGCATCTGTGTGGGGTTTGCTACTGCGTCCTACGCTTCCGGCTGTCTTGGTATCCCGCTTGCCTTTTTGCGGTGTCGGTTTGAATCGACGGGTTGAACTGTAACCGATGCCTTGTCACTGTGTCAAGCCCCCTTGTCAATTCCGTTAAGTTTTGTCGGGTATTGTTGGGGTTTGTCGGTTCCCCGTAGGGGGTTCGCCGGAAACCCTTTTGCCCCTGACCGCACGCGCTCCACTTCGTTAATGCGTGGTGTATGCGTAGGTGGTGAATCCCAAGGGGATTTGTAAACCCTGAAACCAGCCACCAGCCCAGTGCCTGCGCCGTTTTCGCGTGAAGCCTTCGCCCGAAAAACCCTGTACCCAAGCCCGCTCAGGTTCTGCACTCGCATAAGGAGGTTTAGAAGGGAATACGAACCACAGCGCAAAACAATAAAGCGTTGATTGAAAAGGGAATCAAAGCCCTGAAAAAGTAAGAAGCCATGCCATTGCACACGCGACCACGCGAAAAACCACGTTTCGGCACCGGTCAGCCACCAACAGACAGCCAACAGACCAGACCAGACCAGCCCCAAAGGGGCAGTGCAGGCGCCCGATCACGTCACATCCACGTCACACACACCCCTGAAACCCCTGTATTCATGCGGGAGTGAAACGGATTTCTCATCATGTGCATCCGCATACGCACGTGCATGGCAGGCGGGGGTACGGGTGGGTGGCCTGGCCGCGCGCGCAGGTACGGGCGTCCTGAGCCTCTACCTATGGGTATCACACACGCACGTGTCCGCCTCTGGCCATGTACTACTTCGGTTCAGGTACCACCCACATAAGTTCTCATTTCCCCCTCGAATATCTGATTCGTATCTGAAATCACATCTGAAACGCATATGAAATCAGATATGAAATCAGATATGAAACGCATCTGAAATCAGATACGGATCAGGTCTGATTCGGTATCCGGACGCAATCCCAACCATTAACCAAGAACCAATAACCATAAACCAATACCCTTGTCGCCAAGGGGAGGGGGTGGGGGAGGGCTGCTGGACATTCTGAAAAACAAGGGGGGTGTATTCAGGGACTCCTGCCGATTTCTACAAAAACCGAAAAACCCCCTCAAGGTGTCTTGTGGAATGCCGGATCAATCGACTACATTCGTGCCCAACATGGAACAAGTGTCTGTGTTTCCTCAAGCGGTGGGTGAGGTTTAACTACCGCAGCGGGGGACGTAATAGGTGTCTCCTCGCGTTGACCCCGCCGACTGGCCCACGACACGGGCCACACCAAAAGCTATGCGGACTGCCACTGGGGGTACCTGGTGGGCCGGACAGTCTGCATAGCCTTTGGATTCCTGAAAAACTAATTTCGGCTCCGCCGCATTACGAACATGGCAACTGCAAAAAACAAAGAAGCGATCAGCGCCCGCCGCGAACAGCTTCGTGCAGAACATGCCGATGCCGTGCGCGAGAAGATCCAAGTGTCCCAACTGGTCAACACGCTCGAGGGCTTTGCCCTTGGCAAGTCGAAGGTCAAGATGACTGGCCCTCGACTCAAGGCCATTGAGATGCTGCTCGACAAGACGCTGCCCAACTTGGCCAACGTCAAGCACGAGATTGAGACCAACAAGGTCGCCTTCTTCGTAAACACCAACTTCACCGCTCCGCCCAAGACACCGGCGGATTAACCGCCTATGTCTAACGAACAGATCAAGGCTGTCCGCTACACGCCACCTGGTGCTGTGGCCGCAGCTTTCCACCAATCCACTGCCTTTGTGCGCGGCCTCAAGGGGCCGGTTGGCTCGGGCAAGTCTTCAACATGCTGCATGGAAATCATGGCGCATACGTTGAAACAGGTTCCGTACCAAGGTGTTCGTCGTGCGCGTTGGGCTGTGATTCGCGGTACCTACCCCGAACTCAAGTCCACCACGATTAAAACGTGGAGCGATTGGTTCCCTGATGACCTGGCCCCGATGAAGTGGGATGCGCCGATTACGAGCCGCATCCGCATCAAGGACACTGGCGACGGCATCGGTCTGGACTTGGAGGTCGTCTTCATTGCGATGGAGACTGCCAACGACACCGGCAAGCTGCGCTCGCTGGAATTGACCGGCGCGTGGATCAACGAAGCGTCTGAGCTGCCGAAGGAAGTCTTCGACATGGTGACGCAGCGTGTTGGCCGCTTCCCGAGCTTGAAGCAGGGTGGCCCGACGCACCCCTGCATCATCTTGGATACCAACCCGCCAGACGACGACCACTGGTACTACAAGCTGGCCGAGGAAGACACTCCTGACAACTGGGAGTTCTTCGATCAGCCAGGCGGTTTGCTGCGCGTTCAGGACGGTGACGACGTTCACTACATCCCGAACCCAGACGCCGAGAACATCTTCAACCTGCCAAGCGGGTACGAATACTACTTGCGCATGGTCGCAGGCAAGGGCGACGACTGGATCAAGGTTTTCGTGCTTGGCGACTACGGCACCACCGCAAGCGGTAAGCCGGTCTACCCCGAGTACAGCGACAAGGTTCACGTTGCCGACAGAGAACCCGAAATCAACAGATTTGCCCCGATTTATCTGGGGTGGGACTTTGGTTTGACCCCTGCCTGCATCGTTGGCCAGCTCTCTCCCAAGGGTCAGCTCATCATCCTTGATGAGTTTGTCGCCGAGGACATGGGCATTCGTCAGTTTGCTTCTGAAATCGTCAAGCCTGAGCTGATGAACAAGTACGCTGGCTTAAAATTCATTTCGCGCGGCGACCCTGCGGGTGTTTCTCGTTCATCAACAGACGAGCGAACCTGTTATCAGGAGCTGCTCGAAATCGGCATCGCCTCCGAGCCTGCCGAGACCAACGATTTCATCCCACGACGCGAGTCAGTGGCTTACTTCCTGAACCGTATGGCGGGTGGTGAGCCTGGATTCCTGCTGTCACCGAACTGCCGACAGCTCCGCAAGGGGTTTATCGGCGGGTACCGCTACGAGCGCCTCAAGGTTGCTGGTGAACGGTACCGTGACCGCCCAGTAAAAGACAGATTCAGCCATCCCCATGACGCCTTGCAGTACCTCTGCCTGGCTGTGCGTGAGGGAAGCGGCAAAAACGTGCGAGCGCGTCCGGTGAAACGGGCCTCCGCAAAAGCGTGGACGTAAAAAGGTTTAAACAATGAGTGACGTGTACCAGGCACAAGCGCCAGTCCAAGCGGACGTGAGCGCCGTTCAAGCCGAAGGCATGGATAACTCCGACCTGATTGCGTCCGGAATCTCCGGTCACATCACGAGCTGCTGGAGCAAAGCAAAATTCGCCAAGCAACGCATCACCGAGCGCCTGCTCGCCTGTGAGCGCCAGCGACGTGGTGAGTACGACCCCGACAAAGCAACAGAAATCAGCCAGACCGGCGGCTCAGACATCTACATGATGCTGACCGACGTCAAATGCAATGCGGCGAAGAGCTGGATTCAGGACGTGATGCTGCAAAACCAGCGTCCGTTCGACCTCTCCCCATCGCAAGAGCCTGACCTGCCCATCGAAGTCAAGATGTCCATCATCGACTTCGTGCGCCATGAGGCCGAGCAATACGTCTTGGCTGGCCAGCAACTGCACCCAGAAGCGTTCCGTGAGCGCATGGGTGAGGTGCATGACCAGATTCTGTTGCAGCTCCGCGAAGAGGCCAAGCTGACTGCCGAGCGCATGGCTGGCGTCATCGCTGACCAGCTCGACGAAGGTGGGTACCACCGCTCGATGATTGACTTCATCGACGACTATGTGACGTACCCCACAGCAATTTTTAAAGGGCCGTCTGTTCGCAAGAAACAGAAACTGCGTTGGGGGCCAAATTTCACCCCCATCGTATCGAACGAGTTCTTCCGCGAGGTTGAGCGCGTTTCGCCCTACGACATGTTCCCAAGCCCCAATGCCTCTGGCATTGACGACGGCTACATCATCCAACGCCACAAGCTGACGGTGAAGACGCTGGAGTCCATGAAGGGCGTCCCTGGCTACTCGAACTACGAGATTGACCAGGTGCTTGAGCGCTACGCTGGCAAAGGTTTCCGCTACTTCGAGTACGGCGACCAACAGCGTGACAACCTCGAGGGCAAGTACCACTCGCGCCTCTACAACGACAACATCATCGAAGCCCTGGAGTTCTGGGGGCCGGTCATGGGCGAAATGCTCATCGACTGGGGCATGACTGGCGTTGACCCGCGCAAGGTGTACGAAGTCAACGCATGGCAGGTTGGCGGCTTCACCATCAAGGTGGTGCTGAACCCTGACCCGCTTGGCCAACGTCCCTACGAGATTGCCTCGTGGCGCTCCATTCCTGGCGCGTTCTGGGGTACCGCCTTGCCGGAAGTCATGCGTGACGTGCAGATCATGTGCAACGCCTCGGCCCGTTCCCTGGCAAACAACATGGGCATCGCGTCTGGCCCACAGGTCGAAGTCGCGGTTGACCGCCTTGCCGATGGCGAGGACGTCACCCAGATGTACCCCTGGAAAATCTGGCAGACCACATCGGACAAGACCGGTGGTGGCCAGCCTGGCGTGCGCTTCTACTCTCCCGAGATGAAAGCCGCCGAGCTGATGGGCATCTACAACCAGTTTGCCAAGCAAGCCGATGAAGTCACTGGCATTCCGAACTACATCTATGGCTCGGGTTCTGGTGCTTCTGGCGCTGGCCGTACTGCTTCGGGTTTGTCGATGCTGATGGACAACGCCGCCAAGGGCATCAAGTCGGCCATCATGAATATCGACAAGGTTGTCGAGATGGTGGTGACGAAGTTCTACATCCACAACATGATGTACAACCCCGACCCGTACATCAAAGGCGACTTCAAGATTGTGCCCAAGGGTGCGATGGGCTTGTTGGCCAAAGAACAGATTCAGGTTCGCCGAAACGAGTTTCTGGCTGCAACGAACAACCCAGTCGATCTGCAAATCATCGGCCCAGAGGGTCGTGCGTACTTGCTGCGCGAGCTGGCGAAGGGTCTCAACATGGACACCGACAAGTTGGTGCCAACCGTTGATGCCATGAAGTTCAAGCAGCAGCAGGTGCAGCAGGCCATGAATCAGTTGCAACAGGCTCAACAGCCTCAGCAACAGATTGCAGGGCCAGCTCCGACCGGCCCCGACGGTGGCCCTCCACCCGAGCAGACCAATCTTGTCCAACCACAACAGGCTATCCAATGAAGAAAATCACCAAACCCGCCAAAGGCGTAATCCCCGCTGGCTTCGCTGACGGCGGCAAGGCCAAGCCTTTCACCGGCAAAGACACCAAGGCCGAGGAAATGTCCGAAGCGCGCGCTGTGCGCTCTGGCAAGGTCACTCCGAAGCAATACGTGCAGAAGGAAATGGTCGAGGAAAAGCGTGAAGGCGAGAAATCCAACCCACGCAAACTCGCCCAGACCGGCAAAGACCTGGCCTCCGGCAAGATGTCTGCCGAGAAGTACGGCTCGATGGCCAAGATGGCCAACGGCGGTGCGGTGAAGGTCGCAGGCTCCATGAAGAAAGGTTGCTGAAATGGCAGAAGTACCAAGCTGGCAACGCCAGAGCTTTGCGAAGAACGCAAGCACCGGCCCGTCCACCATGAACAGCAAGATTGCTGGCAACAACGCCAGCTCCTTGCACAGCAAGATCGGCCGTCCCACCGTGAAGAACTACGCCGATGGCGGCGAAGTGTCTGATGGTGAGTGGGCACGCAGCGAGAACTACGGCGACGGCACCACCGGTGACGAGCGCGTAGCAATGGCTCGCGACCCCGAGTACCAAGAGCCGGTCAAGGTTGAGGCTGTGCCTGAGTCGAAGGTCGAATCGACCCCGATCAAGCAGTCTTTCAAAGAAGCCTTCGCTGAGAACCGCAAAGCTGGCAACTCCACCTTCGAGTGGAACGGCAAGAAGTTCACCACCGAAGTGGCAACCGGCAAGGCAGCGCCTCGCATGGAAGCCAAGCGTCCTGCAACAGATTCGACTGGCAAGACGTTCGCTCAAGACATGGCCGAGCGCAAGGGTGCCAACACCGTTGAGAAGCGCGTGTCGGATGCCATGACTCGCAACGAGAACTACGGCAACGAAGGCCGTCGTCCTGTGATGGCCAAGCCTGCCACGTCTGGTCGCGGTGTCATCGACACCAGCAACATCGACTCCAAGACGCTGCTGCCCAAGCGCTGATGCTTGAGAAGCCGTCACCCCAAGTCCTGAGCGCACTCGCTGCGCTCCAGGGCAACCACAATTTTGAGGTTGTTCGAGCCTGGCTCGAGCAATCCCGACAAGCCCTGTACGTCCAATCCTGCGAAACGAAAGACGAAGTTCTCTCCCGCTGGAAACAAGGCGCAGCGCAGGCTGTCAACGAACTATTGACCAAGGCGGTGGAAGCCCCCGAGGTCATGCGCAAATCGCGGTAATCGGCCCTCTGGCCGGTTAATCGACCAATTTCCTGGCGCCAGGAAAAAGGTCAGCGGCGTTCTGCCGCAAAAGGGGCTGGCCCTTAAACCAGCAACCGCTGAACACCGAACGAATCGCTCGAATCCCGCGAGGCTCGAACGCGACCGTCTTCGGCTCACGGAGTAAAAATGTCAAATGTGCCACGCGCAGTGCAAGAAGCCGAAGATCGTGCTAACCGCCTGCAAGAAGAACTGATTAACGGTAAGCAACAGCAAGCCACCGAGCAACCCGCCAACGGCGATCCGAAACCCACGGATGAAACGCCTGCTGCGAGTACTCCTCCCAACGCCAATGACGGCTCGCAATCTCAGACCCCTGCACAGGGCGAAGATTGGGAACACCGCTTCAAGGTGCTGCAAGGCAAGTACAACTCGGAAGTGCCCCGTTTTGCAGAACAAGTCAAAGAACTGACGAAGCGCCTTGACGGTCTCGAACAAGAGAACCAACAGCTCAAGGCCAAGCCACCAGAGCCGCTGGTGTCGCAACAAGAAGTCGATGAATACGGCGAAGGCTTGATTGACGTTGCACGTCGCATTGCTCGTGAAGAGCTGGCGGCGAAAGACGCAGAAATCAATGCCTTGAAACGCCAGATGCAAGACATCGGTGAAGCGACGACCAAAACGGTATCGAATGACTTCTTCCGTTCACTGACTGCAATCATCCCTGACTGGGAAGCGCTCAACGTAGACCCCAACTTCATTAAGTGGTTGGAGGAAGTTGACGAGCTGACCGGACAGACGAAGCAAGTTCTGTTGAGCCAGGCCGAGCAAAGCCGTGACGCGAGCCGTGTAGCCAAATTCTTCACGTCGTACAAGAGGACAGCTTCATCGTGGGCGGCGAATGCCAACCAGTCGCTTGAATCCCAAGTCGTACCCGCTACGAACAAAGCAGCCGACACACCCCCATCCAAACGGATGTGGACTCGTGCCGAGATTTCTGAGTTCTACAACCGGATGCGCAAAGGCGAAGTGAGCGATGCAGACGCAATCGCCATCGAGGCTGACATCACCGCAGCCTCAATCGAGGGTCGAGTACGTTGACCCGCAAATTCAATCTTTTCTAAGGAATCAAAATGTCTTTTCCAGTAGCTTCTGGCCGCACTCAATACAGCGGCAACTTCATCCCCGAAATTTGGTCTGGCAAGCTCCAGGCTAAGTTCTACAAAACCACTGTTTTTAGCGAAATTTCCAACAACGATTGGGAAGGCGAAATCAAGGGTCAGGGCGACAAGGTTCACATCCGTACCATCCCAACCATCACGATCAACTCGTACAACAAAGGCGACAACCTGACAAACCAGGTGCCGACTTCTGCTCCTATCGAGCTGTTGATCGACCAAGGCAAATACTTTGCCGTCGTGTTGGATGACGTCGATGCTGTGCAAACAGACATCAAGTTGATGGACATGTTCACCAACGACGCAACCGAACAGATGAAGATCGCTATCGACGCGCTCATCTTGGACGGCGTGAAAGCTGCCGCTGCCAGCACCAACAAGGGTGCAACCGCTGGTGCCATCTCCGGCAACATCAACTTGGGTACCGACGCATCTCCTCGCGCAGTGACCAAGGCCAACATCCTCGACTTGATCTTGGACGCTGGTCAGGCATTGGACGAGCAGAACGTGCCTGAGTCTGGTCGTTGGTTGGTCATCCCATCTTGGATGGCTGCGATGATTAAGAACAGCGACTTGAAGCAAGCCTACTTGACCGGTGACAGCGTTTCTCCGCTGCGCAACGGCAAGCTCGGCATGATCGACCGTTTCCAAGTGTACGTGTCGAACAACTTGCCCAAGACCTCTGACGGCGACAGCTACTTGTTGGCTGGTACCAAAGACGCGATCACTTTCGCTTCTCAAATGACCAACGTGGAAACTCTCCGCGCTCAGTCAACCTTCGGCAACATCGTTCGTGGTTTGAACGTGTTCGGCTACTCCGTCATCAAGCCAGAGGCTTTGGTGAACATGGTTGCCGTGAAGGGCTAACCTCATGGGGGATGGGGCTTCGGCCCCACCTTTGTGGCCCGTCCAGCTCACCCTGGGCGGGTTCTTTTTTTGGAGACTCCGATGCGCCAGATGAAGAACATCCGCACCGGCAAGATTGCTGTGTATGACGCCGACCTGATCGAAGGCGGTCGATGGGAAGAATACCTCCCGCCGAAAGAAAAGCCAGCTTTGAAGCTCAAGAAGCTCAAGGGCACCGGCGACCTAAAGGTTGAAGCCAAGGAGCGCACCGATGAAGGCATCGAACTTAAAGCGTGAAGGCGGAAAGATTGTTTACCGTGGGCACGAGTTCCCAGGTTTCAACAAGCCCGTTGACGCACCCAAGGGTGCAACGCAAAAGAAAATGGTTCTGGCCAAGAAGGGCGATGAAGTAAAGCTCGTGCGGTTCGGTCTGCGCGGGATGGAAGACTTCACTCAGCATCACGATGCTGAACGTCGCAAGAACTACCTCGCTCGTTCTGCTGGTATCAAAGACAAGAACGGCAACCCAACAAAAGATGACGTGTTCAGTGCAAACCACTGGGCGCGCAAGGTTCTCTGGTAACAAACATGGCCACCTTTCAACAGATCATTGACGAAGCTCGCGTCATCCTGAACGACCAGGTTATCGACTCGAACACCGTCACAAGGTATACGGAGGCCCAGTTGCTAGGCTACATCCGTCAAGCCGTCATTGAGGCTCGACGTGTCCGTCCCGATCTGTTCATGTCCAACCTGACGGCGGCGTTTCCACCCTTTGCCGTCACCGACACTGTACCCGTCCCAGAGGAATACCACCTCTGTCTGTCCGACTATGCCGCTCACCGCGCCGAGTTGCGTGATGACGAGTTCGCTGTGGATGGCCGAGCCTCCACCTTGTTCCAAAAATTCAAGTCAGGACTCATGGGCGTATGAAGACTTACGACGCATTTTTCCCAGACGTTCTGCCGGAAGTACCTGGCTGTCCTGCTGACGTGGCTCTGCGAGCCATCCGCCACACCATCATCGAGTTCTGTGAGAAGTCCCTGATTTATCAGGTGACGCAAGACCCGATCACCCTGCGTGCTGGCCTCGACAACTACGACTTGGATGCCCCGAAAGGCTACCGAGTGCAGAAGGTCATGCGAGCCTGGTTCAAAGGCTCCGAGCTGGAGCCGGTGGCGCCAGATGACATCGTGACCCCAGACGTCTACAACACGACCATTGGCAACTACACGCCATCGAAATCTCAGCCGGTTGGCTACACACAAAAAGATTTTGATACCGTGAGTTTCCTGCCAATTCCGGATCAGACATACACCAACGCCATTACAATGCGCGTTGCGCTGGTACCTCTGCGCGATTCAACAAGTTGCGAAAACTTCCTCTACGAACAGTGGGGCGAATACATCGCTTGCGGCGCCAAAGCCAGACTGATGCTGGTTCCTGGCAAGCCCTACACCAACCAAGAAGCTGCTGCTGTCAATCAAGGCCGGTACATGACCGCTTTGAATGATGCGCGTCAACGCGCCATTCGCGGCAATGTGCGCTCCGACCTGAGCGTGAAACTGAGGAAGCCATGACAGAGAAAATCAAACTCGTCGCTGGCGACAATCGCCCATACATCAAGCTCACGCTCAAGGATGCGGACGGCGTGCCCATCAACTTGGACGCCACTACGGTTCGCGTCTATTTCAGGGCGCTCGGCTCCGACACTGTGTTGACCACACTTACATGCAACCTGCTCAACGGCGGTGTGAATGGTGAGTGTTCATTCAACTTCACTGGCAACTCGCTCGATGTAGAGCCTGGACAGTACGAAGGCGAAATCGAGATTGACTTCGGTGGTGAACACCAGACGGTCTACGACACCTTGAAATTCCAAGTACGACAGCAATTCAATTAAGGGAATAAATCATGTCCGCAATGACCGACTTTCTGGAAAATAAACTCATCGACCAGATTTTCCGCGCACAGTCTGCACCAACAACCTCAACGCTCTACGTAGCTCTGTTCACCGCCGCTCCTAGCGATGCGGCCGGTGGCACCGAGGTGACGGGCAACGCATACGCTCGCGTGTCTGTTGCCTCTAGCCTGGCCAACTGGGCCGGTACCCAAAGTGCAGGCTCGACGGTCGCTTCGACTGGCACTGGTGGCCAGACCTCGAACAACAACGCCATCACATTCCCGACGCCCACTGGTGGCGGTTGGGGAACAGTCACCCACTTCGCCATCTTTGATGCAGCGTCCGGCGGCAACATGCTGTTGGAAGGCGCCTTGGCCATCGCCAAGACCATCAACGAGGCCGACACGGTTTCTTTCCCTGCCGGTTCACTGGCCGTCACATTCGCCTAATCATTGTTCGGAGTGAGTCATGCTTCTGAATGCCACTCCGCTCAACAGACTCGTCCTTAACGGGACGGGCGGGTACTACGACGGTCTAGCTGCCAGCATCAATGCTACGGCGACGGTTACCTCTGCTGCGCTGACGCACAACGTCAATGCCGCTGCGAGCATCACTGCTCGAGCAACAGCAACCCCTGCGTTGAGCGTCAAAAAGCCGGTGTCCGCATCGGTCAGCGCCAGCGCAACGACCAGCACATCTCTCGGCGTCAAGAAGAACGAGGCCGCATCCATCACTGGACGCGCCACGGTCTCGGCAACTGCCACGCACAAAGTCAACATGGCGGCATCGGTCACGATGTCTGGCCTGACCACTGCGGCAGCAAAGCTCAACAAGAGCATTGGAGCCACCGCCAACGCGACGATGCAGGTGTCGGCAACCGCCAGGGTCAACAAGCTCGTTCGGGCGGCTGCACTGGCCGCTGCGTCGGTCTCTGTGTCTGCTTTGCTTGGCAAGCGCCTGCAAGGCAGTCTTTCCGCGCGCGCAACGTCGCAGGCTTCGGCCACGCTCGAAGTAAACATGGTGGCAAGCCTGTTGGCTGCGGCGCAGTCGAGTGGCTATGTGAACAAATCCTCCGTCATGGCGGCGAATCTGTTGGCTGCGGCCACTGGCGCCCCGATGGTTTACGTCGAGCGAAGCATTCGTTCCGGCGTGAAGGTATCAGCTCGCACCGCTGCGAGGCTGAACTTCACCCATCTGGTTGACGCATTCATCGCTGGCGGCGCGACATACGACCTCTCGTACTCAGGCATCTATGCCGAGGCCGAGCTGGTTGACACATGGATGAACTACATCCAAGTCGAGGTTGGTTCCTCGGCAAACCCAATCACTGCCGACGTCGAGGTGAAGTACCCCGATTGGCAAGAGGCAGCATAGGAGTTTTCATGTCTATCAAGTTCAGCAACAACGCGAGCGCAGCGCTTGCGGCCGGTATCAACAACGTCGTCACTGCACTGACTGTTGCAACTGGCACCGGCGCTCTGTTCCCAACCCTGTCCGCTGGTGACTACTTCTATGCGACCCTCGTTGACGCGAGCAACAACATCGAAGTCATCAAGGTCACGGCTCGTACTGGCGACGGTATGACCATTGTTCGTGGCCAAGACGGCACAACTGCACGTAGCTGGTCTTCTGGCGACAAGCTGGAAGTGCGCGTCACTGCATCTGGCCTCGCGGCAATTCAGCAAGAGGCCATCGACGGCAGCTCAACCACTCTCGGCAGCGCACTCGCGTTTGCAATCGCTCTGTAAGGAAACATCATGGCTACAAACACTTTCAAGAACTACGTAAGCGCAGGCGTCGGC